GCAACGCCCGCATCATCCGCGACACCCTCGATGAGTTCTCGACGGCGTCCCTTCATCTGCCACTGGAGCCGATCAATGCCTAAGATCAAGATGGTCTGCCCGTACTGTGGCAGCGATGACGTGAGCAGGGACGCGACCACGCGCTGGTCCGTCGAGATGCAGGACTGGGAAATCACGTGTAGCTACGACAACGGTCACTGCGACGGCTGCGATACCGCGCTGAATTACATCAAGGCCGTGCAGGTGGCTGACCATGCCTAAGCTTCTGACTGTACACCGCACGCAAGCGGTGTGGGAGCAAGAGACCCTGATGATCACGGTCCCGGATGACATCGCACCCGAGGACTACGACGAGTGGGTCCAGCGCTACCTCGACACCGACGAGGGCTCAAGCCTCTGTGACCCGGACCCCACGATCACCGGCTCAGTCGACGGCTTCGACATCGAGTACGACATCGTGGATGCTGCGACGCTCCCGCCCCTCATCCCCGAGCCCGAGCCCATCGTGAAACCCTCAGCGCTCTTGATCAAGCTCATACCCTACGTGTCGCTCGACGATCACGGGCTGAGCACGGTTGAGCTGGCACAGCTGATCCTTGACCGGGCGAAGGAAGACACGCCCTAGCCCATGATCGCGTTCACCTTCGTTTTGGGCCTCAACCGCTGCTGGCAGGAGATCGTAAACCTCTGCAAGTTCCTCAAAGGAGACAAGAAGAAATGAACGCCCTTCACGGACGCACCAAGCTACCGCTTCGCGAGCGGCTTGAGTGGTTGCTCATCGCGATCAACTCGGGCCACTTCGGCCCGTTTGCAAGCACACGCAACACAAAGCTTGTCGAAGCCTACATGGTCGCGACCCTGACCGGGATGGTTAAGACAAGGCACGGCGCACGCTGCTTCGCGATCTACGAGGACCTGAACGAACTCGCAGAACGCGGGCAAGTGCTGCGCTCGCAGATGAACACCACGCTGCGCCGTGAGGGTGAACCCACGTGGTACTACGTCTACACCCTCACGCCGCTTGGTGAGGTTGAGGCGAAGGCAATTGCAGCACGCAAGAAAAAGCAAAGTGCGACCGTCGCACTTCCCACAACCAACTAGGATCGAAGCCGTGACCACCACCACATACGGCCCGTTCGCGACGTTCCAAAGCGCAATGATCGACGCGATACAACGGGCACCCTACGTCGAGGCAGCATTCCATGCCGCGCTCGAAGAGCAGATCTATCTGCACATGGACTACCACGGTCGGCACGACGCGGAGGAGATCATCGACCGGCTGGCCAAGCAATGTGGTCTGGTGATCGCCACGCAGTACTACCACGGCCGTCCCCAATACACGTACAAGCTCACCGAGGCTGAACTGTTCGGCGAGCCCTTCGAACAGGCGGAACTATGAAGGTCACCGGCGAACTGTTCGATGTCTATGGCGACCGTCTCGGCACTGTGACCGACATCGAGGTTGACGGCGTCAAGTCAGAGGATGCCACCACCTATGGCCGCATCGTCGAGGTCGTGATCGTCCGGCCTCAATACGACGTGGTGCCGCGTGGTCTGCGCACCGCTGCGTTGATGGGAGCGAGGGCCACGCTCCCGGCTCGCGAGCACAACCACCCCGTGCAGACGTTTGGTGCGCGGGAGCTGGTCAACAAGGCGCCCTCGCAACAAGACATCGAGCGCATCGCAGCAGCTGAGGCGAAGCGCGCTCGTAAGGCAGCGAAGCTGCGCAAGTAAGCGTCACCGCAGTACACCACCACAACGTGCGACTGTCGCACTTTTGAAAGGATCGAAACGCCATGAACATGCTCAACACCACCGAAACCGAAGCCCTCGAATCCACCGAGCTGGCAGCTCTGCCTGCTGAAGTCGTCATCAAGCCCGAAAAGCTTCCGTACCACGAGCGCGAGCTGAAGACGCTCAGCAAGCTCACGGCCTTGAAGATGGAAGCTATGCTGCGCGACTTCGAGCGCGAGACCGGCGCGAGCATCTGGACCCTTCGCCGCGACTACGACGGCAACATCAGCATCGACGTGCAGCACGAAGGCAAGGTCGTCTACGCGCACTACTGAACCAACCACAACCTGTTACCCATTTGCCCGCTTCGGCGGGCCAAAGGACTGCATCGTGTACATCAACACCCTCTGGGAATTCAACGCGATCATCAATGATCCGTCCCGCAAGTACGCATGGCCCGGTGGCTATCCCTGCTACTTCATCTGCCACGACGGCGAAGCTCTGTCGTGGGATGCAGCTGTCGAGAACGCTGGCCTCATCCGTGACGCGATCATCGCGAACGATAAGAGCGGCTGGCACGTCGTCGCGCTCGACATCAACTGGGAAGACACCGAGCTGTACTGCTCCCACACCAACAACAAGATCGAGTCTGCGTACGGAGACAGCGATGACTAAGCACATCGACAAGTTCGGCCGCGAGTGGAAGTTCACGCCGCACCACAACACCGACCGCATGATCAAGGTACCGACCGAGATCATGGAGCGCTTCATCCTGGCCGACCGCCTGATCGTCGGCCCGTCGGATCGAGACTCATACTTCGGTGGGGAGGAAGTCGAGTGCTACGTGCTGCGCCCCGACTTCGGCAACCCCGACTTCACGGACGTCTGCACGGGCGCCCGCTGGAGCGATGACGGCCCCGACTATTACAGCTCGCTGCTGCATCAGGGCGTCATGGTCAAGGCGCTGCTGCGCTACATGTACAAGCACGGCGACGTGAAGAACCACGCCGCTATCGTTGAGATTTACCGCAACCAACTTGAGGAGATCTGGTGACATGCGCTACATCCTCGAAGGTTGCAGCGGTAAGCCGCCCAAGGTCAAGCCTGTCGGCATGAACGACATCCTTGGCATCGGCGTGTACGTGAGCCCGCACAACGCGCTGAAGTTCATGCAGCGCGCACACAACGAGCAGTGGCTCACGAAGCGGTACACGCATCTCGCTGTGTACACGTTCCCCCACGGATATGCTAAGGACTGCGAGCTGGTCCTGGCTGTCAAGACCGGAGATCTGAAATGATTGAACTCCACGAGCTGGACTTGACCAGCTCCGACACTCAGACCGTGTTTGTCGTGGCATGGATCGACGAGGAGGGGGGCGACTTCCAATACGTCTTCGATTATGCATCTGCTAACACGATCACGCGTGAACAGCTCAACGCCCCCGAGGGAGCAGAGCTGTACACATTCATGGTCACGATGCCGTTCGGGGATGACTTCGGCCAGCGTATCGCCGATACATACTACGAGCACATCAACGACCACCTTCGCGCCGTGCGTCTCGCGCAACAGATGGACAACGAGGTCAAAACTGGAGATCTGAAATGAACGTTCAAGAACGTCAAGCCATCGAGCGCCGCATCATCGCTCAGCTCATCGACACCGCGCTCGCTGCGGGCTACCTCGTCAGCGTCTTCGACGGCGAGGAGTGGGCGATTCGCTTCTGCTCGAACAAGGACGCGATCATGAAGGAGATGTTCGCGACCGATGAGGAAAGCTTGTCCTTCTATTCGGCCGAGAAGGTCGAGGGCAAGCGCCGCTGCATGGGCGTCGTCTATCTCGTCTATGGCAACGACGGCTACGACGTGATCTGCGACCACAGCGACAACCCGGTCACCAACGAGCTGGTCAAGCCCGCCACCGAGCTGGCCGATGAGATCGAGGCTTCACTGTGATCGGCTACACCCGCATCACCAAGGCCGAGTTCTACCGCCTCGGTGGCTTCTCCAACCCACGACTGGTCCGCAAGGAGATCGGCCAGTCGTGGGCCTACTTCACGAGGGCTGACCGATGAACAACGATCGACGCAAGCAGCTGAGTGCGCTCCACGAACGTGTCAGCGCGTTCCAGACTCGCTGGGCTGAATGGACCGAACAACTCGACGGCCTGAAGGCAGAGGCCGATGAACTCCACGGTGAACTGGAGTCACTGCGCGACGAAGAGCAGGAGTATTACGACAACATGCCCGAGTCGTTCCAGAACGGGGAGAAGGGCACGACGGCTGAAGAAGCTGTCAGCGCGATGGACACCGCGCTCGAAGCCCTGTCTGCGATCGGAGACATCGACTTCAGCGACATCGACCTGGACGAAGCGCTCGAATCGATCGACAACGCACAGGCGGGATAACAGCCATGAGCAACGAGCATCTTGATCCGCTTGATCGCATCGCCAAGCTCGAAGCGCATCTCAATCAAGCGCTGCTCCGCATTCGTGATCTGGAGCACTATCTCTACACGATCCCGGAAGTTGCGGCACGTCGGGATCTGCGCCACCTGAAGGCGAAGTTTCAGGCTCAAGGTATGTCGAGCCGCCAAGCGCAGAGCGCAGCATGGAAAGAGCTAAACCGTCCTTAAACCTCACCACCACCAGAGAACCAACCATGAGCAAACCGATCTATCGTGCCCGCCTCACGACCAAGAAGGGTGACTATCGAGTCCGTGAGTTCGCCTCCCAAGTCAACGCCATCAAGTGGGCGACCCAGATGGTCAACGAAGGCGCAACCGGCTACATCGAGCGCCAGTCGTATGCACCCGGCTTCATGGGCGGGGCGCGCACCGAAGCCGTGTGGCACAGCGACCAAGCCGTCAAGAAGTGCGACGTCGCACTTATTGCGGAGGCCGCATGAGTGCAGTCCTCGCAGCACTCCGACACGCCAATCAGCATGAAAACTCCGATCGAGCGTACCTGATCGAGCTGACCATGCGCTATGGCCGCAAGGTCATTGGCGCGGTAGCGAGCAAGGCCGAAGATGTCGAGCAGGACGGCGGTATCGCGATCGTCATCTGGGAAAACGATGAGGAGACCGATCGACTGGAGTTCTTCACCACCTCCTACATCCTCTGGTGCCGCATCAACTGGTTGGAATGACTGTCATGAGCCACGAAACCATATACACCGAACAGGCCACACCCGAAGAGATCCAGCGCGCTCGTGAGCTGTACGCGTTCGGTTCCGATGACAACATCGAGATCGACGACAACGCGCTGGTCTCGCGTGGTGATGACGGCTGCTTCGTCCAGGCCTGGGTGTGGCTCAAGGACGAGAACGTCAACAAGGATTGGGAGCTGCACGACACCCATCTCGGGGAAGTGAACCGGTTCTACAAGAAGAAGGGAAAGCGCTACAAGCTCATCGCTGACGAAGTGATCGATGGCGTCTCGTACGTGCTCACGTACCAGTGGGCGTTCCCTGCAACGCTGCGCTTTCACTACGACACCGAAGACTTCGGCTGTGTGTTCGACAACTTCAGCGAAGTCGGTGAACCCTATCAACCGTGGTTTGCACAAAAGATGAAGGAATATAAGCCATGAAGTCCCCATTCAAAACCCCCGTCGTCATTCAAGAGTCGAGCAACGAAGGCGTCGGCCTGCTGATGAAGGAAGTCCCCGGTCAAGTCATCTGCGAGTTCGACCAGACGCCGCAGATGCGCGAGCACGCCGACTTCGTCGCGCAGGCCGTCAACAAGCACGCTGAGTTGTGCAGCGAACTCTGCATGACGACCATCGCCCTCGGCGACGTTTTCGACCGGGAGAAGGCGCTCAAGCGTCAGCAGGAGATCATCGCCGACATCGGCTTCGAAGTCGGCCACATCTGGCGCCCGCTGGACATCGAGCTGTGTCAAGCCATCATGGACAAGCACGAGGGCTCGCGTGGCCTGATGGAGCTGGTCGTCGACTGGGCGAAAGAGTTCGACGTGTTCTGGGAAGCGCTGCCCGAGGACGACGAGCGCCGCGATAACTACATCAGCGAAGTGTCCAACTTCGCCGTCGAGAAGTTCAACGCGTTGGTGAAGGAGGTCTCATGAGCCGCCAAGACCAACTGTGGTCGTGGATCGAGCGCGGCGACAACAGCAGCCTCCACACGCAAGAGACGGACGTGCGGATCGCGAGCGGGATGAACTTCGAAGACGTGAAGTACATCGTCAAGCTGCACAACCGCGAGCTGGGGTTCAAGCGGGGGCTCAAGCCCCCAGCGTACAACGCGCTCCCGTTCGTCGTCGAGACGTTGCAGCGCGAGGGATCGTGCCCGCGATACCGCGTCAGCCGCCATCGCGGTGGTGGTGTGTACTCCGACGAGTTTCTGGACATCAAAGAAGCGGAGTTCATGCGGCACACGCTGGAACGCGAAGAGGCTAAGAAGGAGCAGCTGCGCTACCGCATCTGGCAACTGGAGCGTGAGTTGCGCTGGGCGGTCGACGAGCTGAAGCCGCGCTTCGAAGACTGCTACGAAGAGGACGCGCCCGAGCGCGCCCATTACAACAAGGCGAAGGCTCTAGCGAACGGAGAACGGTCATGAGCATCACCAGCGGCCAGCGCGCTCACGCAGGACTACAGCCAAGTTCACTTCAACAGCGCCACCTACTTCGTGAGGATGTAATGAAGACCCACTTCAAGATCTTCGTGCGCAACGAGACGCGCTACTGGAACCCAGCCATCGTTCGCAAGGCCGGACATGCGATCTATCGGGCGTATCTGTTCGACTCACTGCGTCAGGTCCACGCTTGTGAGCTGACGCCGTCGTATGAGATGTTCCCGCTCTACACGACGCCGTGGAAGGACGACGAGGAGGGGAACGTCGACGCGCTGATCCGGCAGGAAGAGACCGGTGAACCGATCTACATCCACTGCCACACGATCGACAACCTCCCGGCCGGTCACTTCTACGATCGCGGCGAGGAGGAGCATCCGGACGATGAGGACTGGGACGAGATCCGCGAGCGGATGGACGAGCACTACCAGGGCAACGTCATGATCCAGTTCCCGCAAGGCCTCACGGTGCCCGAGATCACGTACCGCTTCACGGACCAAGATCTGAAGTCCGAATGGAAGAAGGACGCCAACTGGCAGGTCGTCTTCAAGATCCGCAACGCTGACGGCATCATTCGCGACTACTGCCGTGAGACGCGCATTCGCTCGATCGAGACGCTGGAAGAGGTCGAGCAGTGGACCATCGAACAGTGCCGGATTCACAATCTGTGCGGCGCTGACATCCAGCTGTTCTAAAGTTCGACCGTCGCACTTTCACCCTTCCACCACAGGGACTTGAAATCATGCAACTCCAGTACATCAAGTACACGACGTGCCCCGAATGCGGTGCCCCCGCTGTTACTGTCGGGGTCGAAGCCGACCGCAACGGTAAAATCCGCGAGCACGCCCACGGTGGCCGCTGGGAGCATATCCACTTCGCCTGCGGCCGACGCGACCGCTACATCCCGAACTTCAGCAGCATCGAGACTACGATCGACTGCAAGAACGGGGCAGCTGAAACGGCGCGCAGGGCGAAGATCGAGGCCGCGCGAACGCAGCTGACAGCGTTTGTGGAAAAGCTCGATGTCGAAGACGCCTTCAAAGAGCGCATCATCGACTCCGTGAAGTACTACAGCTAAGTTCGACCGTCGCACTTTCACCCTTCCACCACAGGGATTGGAATCATGAACACGAAACAGAAACGGATGCGCCACGCGACCAACGCTGAGACGGTCGAGCACCTGATGAACTGGGCCAAGAGCGGCCCGATCGTTCAGCTCTTCGTCATGGACTCGCTGCGCAAGTTCGCAACCACCGTCGCCGCGCTCACCGATGAGGAAGCCGAGGCGAAGTTCAGCAATCTTGGCTTCATCCACCCGCTGGCATGGCGCGACGCAGCGCGGGAAGTGCAGCAGACGCTGGACGAGCACTTCGCTGGCACGCGCATGGTCCCCGTCACAGATGAAGATGACGACGAGGAAGATGATGAGCGCTAAGACCACCACCATCGAGTTCGAGGACCGTGGCCAGGACTTCCTCGAATGGGATATCGACGACAAGGGCATCGTCGTCGACTGCCGCCCGTTTCAGGGTGATGTGTGGAACGGCACGTGGGTCGTCGACTTCCCCGAGGTCAAGGTCGGGATGCGCGTTGCGATCATCACGCCCTCGTTCCCCGCGCGCATCACCACGCTCAACTACCCGATCATCAAGATCGAGGAGAAACAGTGATGGCACTCGAACCGATGAAGTTCCACCAGACCTACGAGGTCATCACGGAAGAGAGCGCCGAGCACGGCGACGCCGAAGAGCGCGGCTTCGACTGGGAAGACATGCCGTACGAGTTCCGCGAGCTGGTCCACATGCTCGAACGTACGTATTGCGGCGCGGAGCCGAGCAGCAGCCGCGGAGTTCCCGAGTGGATCACCAGCTACGGCGACGCCGACTTCAAGACTGGTGACTACCGCAACATCTCCCTGCACCCCGCCAACGACCGCGCCCGCCGCTGGTGGCCGAAGGCGTTGCGGGCCGCAGGCATCATCAAGGGGTAACGACATGGTTATGCCAATCCAGTTTCAATTCAACCGTGAGGTCGACAACGACTTCATCAACGCGCTGATGAACCAAGTGGCGGACTCGCCGGGCATTGGGGGCTGGGCGAATCCAGACTTCGACAGCCAGGACGAGTTCAAGACGTACGACGGCGTGTACCTGATGGAGATCCGCATCCTCGTCGATGAGGAGCCCGTGCCGGGATTCGACAAGCAGCAGACGATCACGGGTATGGTCCTGCACGACGGCATCGCACGGCTCCTCAACGGTGACGTTGACTGCAATGCACGGCATCTCGGTGACTTGCTGTATGCCGTCATTCACGACGACATGGGCGACATCGACGACGAACTGCTCGACTCGATCGTGCAGGCCGGGTTGTACAACGACATCAAGTTCGCATAGGGATCGTCATGAAGATCAAGACACATGAGCTGATCGGCGCGGCGCTCGACTGGGCTGTCGCCGCCGCGCTCAACAAGCAGTGGAAGGAAGACCGCGTCATCAAGGTGTGCCGCCGCGAAGAGACGGCCCCTGCATGGATCGAGCGTGAGAACGCGCCGGGAAGCGCACCGCACTACCACCGCTTCGGCCCCTCGACCGACCGCGAGCAGGGTGTGGAGATCATCGAGAGCGAAGGGGTCAGCATCATTCGCTGCGACGATGACTGGGGCGTCGATGACAAGGGCTTCTGCAACAACGTCCGTATCCCGGTGTGGTGCGCCACGACCGGGCAGCACTCGTGGGACGTGTCCACAGAGCACCAGCAGCACGAACCGATGTACCAGATCTACACGAGCGAGGTGATTTACGGCCCGACGCCACTCATCGCCGCCATGCGCTGTTATGTCGCATCTAAACTGGGTGCTGAAGTCGAAGTGCCCGACGAGCTTGGGGTGCCAACATGACCACTGAGCAGATCGACGAAGCAATGCGCCTCGCAAGCCTCATGGCCACGGCGCGCTGCTACCGCCTCGGAATCAAGAAGAGCCTACCTGAGAACAAGGTAGCCCTCGCACAAGCTGAGCTGCGCGTCGCCAAAGCGACCGACGCGCTGCGCAAGCACTTGGAGAACTGCAAATGACCTTTCGACCGCTTTCCGACGTCAGCAACGCTCGCGGCGCTCCAATGGGGCGCCAGGACGTTCACGGCGACCCCGACGAGCCGATCCAGCTGATCGTCCACCATCTCCCGTTCGAGGACGGTGACTACGACTCGGGAGGGGCCTACTGGGGCGCTGGAGAGCCCCTGTGGCGGGCTGTCGAGCTGGACGGCCCCGTGGAGTTCTTCCTCCGCGCCAAGGACCGCTGGGAGGCGCTGGAGGCCGTCCGCGCCGAGTATCCGAATGTCCATATTGTGGACACCCCGCGCGAGGCTTGGTTCGAGGACTTCGTGACGGCGTACGAGGTCGCCGCGCTCTGGTCGAGCACCGACACGGTCTTCGACAAGGAGACGGGGGGCGAGAAGAATGTCGAACTCGACGAATACGAGCTGCATCCGGACACGAAGGCCGAGATGCGCGAAGATTGCAGACAGTTCGTCGATTATGCCGAGCCGCTGCTGCTCAAAGCGCTCAAGCGCAACGGCTACACCGCCGAACGTGCGGGCCATGACTACTGGCTTACACGCAACCATCACGGCGCCGGGTTCTGGGATCGTGGCCTGGGTGAGCTTGGCGACAAGCTGACCGAGGCCGCGCACAACGATGGCAGCGTCGAGCTGTACCTCGGCACCGACGATCTGGTGCGCCAAGGCAGCACGGCCTGAAACCGGCGCATAATCAAGCTGGGAAAGGAGAAGATGCCATGTCCACAGATGAAAGCACCCGCGAGCAGCTGGAAATACAGCTGATTCGGGCGAACATCTCGAAGCTGATGGCCGAGACCGAGAAGCTGATCATCGAGCGCCAGAAGATGGGGCGCGAATGGCGCTGGTACCCGGTTCTGGTCACAGCAGCGTATGTGACCGCGCTTGTCGGTGGGGCTGTAGCCCTGTTCTTGAAAGGATGACGTCGCCATGTCTGAGAACGTGTCGAACGAGATGCTGAAAGAACTGATCATCGGTTTTCGGAACGAAGTGCGCTCGATGCGAGAAGAGATGCGCGAAGGGTTCCGCAACGTCGAGGGTCGCCTTTCTCAGCTCGCTCAGCGCATCGAGCGCATCGAGCGCCGTCTCGAACTCTCGGAGGGATCATGACAGATGAGATGAGCAGCCTGATCCTCACGCGGCTCGACCGCGTGTTGAGCGGGCAAGAAGAGCTGAAGAAGCGGATGACGGCCGTTGAAAAGGCCGTCGTCGTGTTCGCCAAACAGATGGGCGTGCAGGCCGAAGCAGGCGCGCATCAGTGGGAGGTTCTGGACGAGCACAAGGCCCTGCTGGACAAGATCGTCGACCGCCTGAACAATCAAGGCCTCCGACTGGAAAAACTGGAGACGCAATCATAATGAGAATCGACCTACTTCAAAACCTGCGTCAAATGAAAGAGCTTGACGCGACCGACCCGAGTAAAGACACGGAGATACTTGCGATGTCTCCGATCGAAAAACTCGAATTGCTTTTCGCCTGGGAAATGGGGGACGATCGCTGGGCTAACATCGTTTTGGAATGGATGCGTGAGTGCGGCTACGAAATTACACAAACGCTTACCGCAGACGCTTGCTGAAACATCCTTGGAGTTGTAATGTTCTGCCCTATCGCTTTCCCGGTGCGTAACCGGAATCATGAGGGGTTGAACATGGCAAGTTACAAAGAGTTGAGACTTCAGGCCGAAGAACTGATGCGGCAAGCCGACATGGCTTTGGCGGAAGAGCGCGCCGAGGGCATTAAGAAGGCGATGGCTATCATTAATGAATACGAGTTGACTGCGCACGACCTCGGGTTCATTAAGACTCAGCACGTTAAAGCGAAGAAGGACCCGAAGGCTAAAACCTTCTCCGTGAAAGTTCCGAGTCCTGCTGCCCCTCCGAAATACCGCGACCCAGCTTCTGGGAAAACGTGGAGCGGGCGGGGGCATCAGCCGCACTGGATCGAAGGCAATCGGGACGATTATCTGATCGATCACGAGAAGTCGAAGAAGAAGGCTGCATGATGTAATATCCCCGACCACCACCACATTGAAGGATCGAAGATGCTGAATTTTCTGGCCAAGGCGCTCGTCAAGAGCCCCGCGAAGGAAGCGATGGATCAACTCCGCGTGACCAAGTTGGAACTGCTGGAAGCCAACGCGGCGAAGGAGCACTGGGAAGGCCGGGTGACGGCGCTCAAGACGCGTGAGCGCCGCCTGCAAGCCCAGGTTGACGCCGACGCTCGCGGGACCGAAGCCGCCATCCGTGAGAACATGGCGACGTATTAAAAAGCTCACCACCACAAGCAAGCTGCAAGCTAGAGACAGCGCCCACTCGGGCGCTGTTTTCATTTCCATTACTGCCAAGGAAGGCATCATGACCACCACCACACGCCGTATCTACGTCGCCTGTCTGGCCTCTTACAACAATGGTGTCCTCCACGGGACGTGGATCGACACCGAGGGCATGGACGCCGATGATCTCTCGAACGAGATCCGCGACAAGGTTTTCCTTACAAGCCGCTTTCCGAACGTCGAGATCAACTGCCCCGATTGCGAGGGAGATGGCTACGACGTTGACATCAATACCGGCGAGCATATCGAGTGCAAGCGCTGCCACGGTGCCGGAAAGCTGCCGGCCTCCGAGGAGTACGCGATCCACGACCACGAAGGCTTCCCGCGCGGCCTGATTGGCGAGTACACGTCGATGTCGGAGATCGCGGATCTCGAAGAGAAGCTGAGCGAGCTGAGCGGCGACGACGAGATCGAGGCCTTCATGATCTACGTCAACGACTGCCAGGGCGGCGACATCAAGGACGTGACGGTCAGCAAGTTCCGCAACGCGTATCAAGGCCACTGGGACAACCCGAAGGACTTCGCCGAGGACTGGGCGGTCGAGACAGGGATGATCGCGGAAGACCACCCGATGTTCAGCTACATCAACTGGGAGCACTACTGGAACGCGGATCTCAGCCACAGCTTCTACGAAGAACAGGGTCACATCTTCTACAACGACTAATAGGGGAAGATCATGGACCGCAAACAACTGTATCTGTATGACGGGGACACCTTCGAGGTCGAAGGTCTGACGTTCAAAGTCAAATATGAGACGGACATTGACTCCGGCCCGCCGTGGGAGCAAGGCGACGGCTACGGCATCGTGTCGGACTGGACGAGCCGCGACAAGCGCCCCGGTGAGCGCACGCTGTGCAGCGACCGTGGCAGCAAGCGCTACTACGACTGGCAGGAGACCATGAAGCGCGCGAAACAAGAGGGCTGGGGTCTGACCGACGAGGACAAGGCCGCGCTGATCTTGCGGCTCGCACAGAAGACCACTGTGCGCCGAAAGAAGCGGGTCGGGGAGGTCGAGCAACGTTTCGGTGGGCTGTTGCAGCAGCGCACGGTCACAACTGAGGTAGTCACGATCACCGGCCGCGACCCGAGCAAGCCGCTCACGAAGGGCGAGATTACCGCCGAGGCCGTGCGCAAGGATTACGAGTTCCTGCGCGGCTGGTGCAACGACCAGTGGAGCTACGTCGGCGTGACTGTGACGCTGATGGTCGAGGACGAAGATGGCGAGCTGGTCGAGTCGGATGACCCCGAGCTGGAGGACTCGCTGTGGGGAGTCGAGACCTTCGACGACTACCACATGGAGGTTGCGTACGAGAACGCCGGTAATATCGTCCGTGTTTACCACGAGAAGCAGGCGGCGGCGGCTCGTGAGGAAATCGAGAGAATTTACTGGGCCGAGCGCGACGTTGAAACACTTTGAAATATTTTTCGGAACTATCGTCTAGTTGTAGGTGCGTCCTTCAAGGTTCTAACTTACAATCTGATCCTTCTGTGTCTGGTAGCGCTTTATACAGACGCTGAAACCGGACGAAATCCGGTGTCAACCTGTTCAAGCGGTCAGGTTTTCCCGGATGTCGTATTTACCACACATCTTCCCGCGCAATCTCCCACCACAGATTTCGCGCGGCATTGTAAGATTTGATCATTGAAGGATGTAAGTATGTCTTCCCTGTTGACACTGGCCCAGAAGAAGAAGTACGTGAAAGATCAGATGAAAGCGGTGACCGACAAGGTCATCCAGGCGGTCGAGACGATGCCCCCGGAGTGGGACGGTGTCGAACTCCAGGCCTTCATCGCCCAGCAGTTTCAAGATCCCGACGTTGAGTACGCGCTGCGCGGCAATACCGCGCGTGGCCGCGCATTCAATGCGGTGCTGGCAAGTCGTTCGCTGTAATCCGGCTGTAATTCGCGTTTAGTGCTTCACTCACCACCACCCGGTTAATCACCGGGGTTTTCGGCACGGCGGATGCGCCGTGCTCATTTTTAATAAACCAGCTTCGAGAAACGATTATGGAAACCAACAACACGAAAACCGCAGCCGCCCCGAAGAAGCAGAATAAGGGTGGTAATGACGGTAAATCGCCCCGTGCATTGCGCGGGGCACCGAAGGCCGCAACGAACTGGACTGCGGCGCAGGAAAAGGCATTCGCCGAGATGGAAAAGGCACGCCTTGCGTTCATTACCGAACGCACGGAGTCGCTGAAGCAAATCACGAAGCTGCTGTTCAAGGGCAACGAAGTCCACACGGTCGACGGGATCAAGGACGAGCACGGCAACATCATCGCCGAGAGCCGCGTGCTCGACGCGTCGATCACGGAAGCGCAGCTGCTCGCGAACCTCGCGGACAACGGCGATCACGTCCTCACGTATCTGTCGAAGCACTTCAAGCTGATCCCGACGCTCATCAAGTCGGCGCATTAAGCCCCGTGTAGAAGTGAAGCCGCGCTTTTGAAGCGCGGCTTTTCACTTGCCACTGACAAGGACAGTCAACATGGTAGACCTCGATGCCGTCATTGAACGCATCAAGGGGCGTATCACCAATTTTCTGACACCTGGAGAGTGCTGGCTTTGGACGGGTGCGCATACTGTTTCTGGGCCGCGTGTGCAGAAGATGTACGACAGCGCTCGAATTCCGTATTACCAGCCCGTAAATGTCCGCCCCTTTGGCCTCGTGAGAATAGAGGGCAAACGCTGGCCAGTTCACAAGGTCGTCTATGAGTGGTCGACCCCGCAAATCGAGAAGTCCCCGACATACCGGCTTTATAACCAGTGCCGCGACACGCTATGCTGTAACCCAGAGCACTGGCTCATGCGAGATCGAGAAGCAGAAGAAGCGGCCAAAGCCGCGTCGGCTGCTGCCCCGGTCGATCCCGAGCTGATGCTCAGGCGGGACTGTGAGGAGTTGCTGGAAGCGCTGCTGGCTGTCACCCAGCCGCGTTGTTTTGATGACATCCAGAATCATCCGTATATGATGGATTTTCAACCCGCAGTCATCAAGGAGGTATTACGTGGCATCGGAAAGGACCATCTCTGCCAGTAAAAAGCTTGTGATGCTCAGCACCTACGTCGACGGCCCGGTCGTCGCTCGCTACTTCGAGGACGCAGCAGTTGTTGCCTCGTGGGTCGCGACGATGAGCACGCTGAAGTCGCTTGGTGTGATCGAGAAGTACGACCTGATCCCAGTCGCGTACTTTCCCGAGAACGCGGTGGTAACGAGCTGACATGGACGTCGTTGCGTACCGGGCCGACAGCACCCATCCACGTGATGTCGTAGATGTCGGCCTCCAAGTCTTGTTGCAGGTTGACATCAACGCGTTCGTCGACCTGAAGGACAAGTACCTCCCGCTGGGCCTGAAGAAAGCGATCAGGCGCAAGGACCATCTGTTCTGGCACAACGAAGGTCTGAAGATGTGGGCGGATATTGAAGTGATCATCAACGAGAAGATTGGGGAGGAGTTCGTCTTCGGGCGTGATGACGAGGACCCCCAAGTGATCGGAATTTTCAAGAGGAGCACATGAACATTGCAGATACGATCCTGACCACCGATCGACTCGGTGCGCCAGCGGACTGGAACCACGAGCGAGATGGGCAGTGCTTGACGCTTCCGGTCGTGCGTGAAAAAGAGGAAGGCGGTTACTCGACGATCTCGTCCTTCTGGTTGCCGACCGAGGAAGAGCTGGCACGACTCAACGCGGGGGACCCGATCTGCCTGACGATCTATGGCAGCTCGCACCCCGTCGTATCCGTTCACCTGAGCCACACCGTGACTAAGGAGCACATCACCCACGTGTTCTAAGCTGCAAAACAGTATCGACTGGTGACACCACCACCTGAGACGCTGAATAACAATTTCAATCAAACGGATCGAATCATGAAACCTGGCTACACACCTGTGACGTCGTCACAGATCTCCGCATATGCCTACGAACCCGCCTCGAAGAAGCTGAACATCGTCTTCGTGAAGAACGGCGACGAGTATCAGTACAGCAACGTTGATCAAGCAACGGTCGACGCGCTGACCACGGCGGCATCCTTCGGCAGCACGTTCAGCTCCCTGATCAAAAAGAACCCGACCGCGTTCCCGTACCAGAAGGTTTAAGGCCCACGACATGTGTAAGACAGAACGCGATCAACAGATCGCGTCTCTCTACACGTCTGGGCATTCCGCCCCCTCCCTCTCACGGGATTTCTCCCTGTCGGTTCCGGCCATCAGGGCGATTATCCGTGCGGCGGGCGTGAAGCGGATGCAAAGCGAAGAGAACGCGACTGTGAAAACGAAAAAATTGCGCCGTGCCCTGAGCCGTACACACGAACGGCTCGGTGAAATAGTGTCCTCGTTCCGTATGCTCGAACTCAAGCAGTCGCGCCGCGAAGCCGCGGATTGCCTGGGCTGGACACCGCACAAGGTTGCATCCATCGAGGGTGGTCACTTCGACCCCACCCTGTCGGATCTGTTGGATCTGGTCGGCTACTTGAAGCGGCCGATTGAGGAGTTGATCAAACCATGACCACTACGAAACCTGAACCTGAACACAAGATCACGCTCGGCACATACGGGCTGCACTGGACCGAAGACGGGATCGCGTACCTGCATCAAGGCCGCTCGTCGCTGAACTTCCTGTCGCTCAAGGCCGTGTCTCCGTTCGTGGTTATCCCCGCGAAGCGGATGATGTGCAACCACCTGTTCCCGACCGGCGCCGCCGTGCCCGACCCGATGCACTGGGGCCAGTTCCAGGCGCTGGCCCGCGACCCGCTCGTGCAGGCCATGCTGCCGCTGCCGAAGTTGGACAACGAGGCGGGCGTGTACGTGATGGAAGACACGAACGACGAGATGACGCTCACGCTGCTCGTCCTGTCGCGCATGAGCAGCCCGCTGGCTCCGATCGTGCGGCCGATCTGGCATTACTCGCCGAGCGAGCTGAACGTCGAGATGGACCGCACGAACGTCCAGCCGCTGGTGCTCACGGGCGCGAACCCGAAGCACCAGAAGCTGCTCAACGGAATCATCGAGCAGGCGCGTTACAGCGCCCGCCGCGTGATCGTGACGGGTACGGCCGACCTGATCGTCAGCAAGCCCGCCATGCGGCTGCGTACCGCGCTGCTGGCCGGGGAAGAGCAGCACATCGTGTCGCTGCCGCTCGAAGCGCTGGGTATGACGGTGCTGAAGCGGCACGCGCGGCGCGAAGATCCGCTCTCCGACCTCCCGGCGCCGAAGGGGAGGGGAGCATGAGCATACTGAAATCCAGCGACCTCCTCAGCCTCTGCTACTTCGCCAAGGAGAAGCGGCCCGAGAGCATGGTCGACTTCGAGAGCCTGCTGCCCGCGCTCGAACGCGAGCATCCGGATTGGGTCGAGGCCTACCGCAAGCTGCGCAAGGCAGAACGTCGCTTCGAGGAAGCGACGACTGCGCTGCTCAACCTTGCATATGACATGGATAACTGACAAAGGGAGCAAAAGCATGAAGCTAGAAGTTAAAACCGAGTTCAGCGTCGTCTTCAGGGTCGAGGAGTACATGGCCAATGAGGGCGGCATGGATTACGAACAGTTCGGCCAGGACTGCGAGAGCTTGAAGCAGGCACTGCAAGTGTGGCATCTCGCGACCGTTCAGCATCCGACATGCCACTGGATCATTGGTTGCCACCCGACTGTCACAACGTCGTAATTAGGAAGGCCATGAGAAACCGAAACCGATTCCCCGGCACGTGCGACCGCTGCAAGCAACTCGTGCTGAAGGGCGCGGGGTACTTCGAGTTGCAACCCGGCCGGTGGGGGCGCACGGTGCATGCTCATTGCACAGCCCCGCTGCGGTCGCTGCTCACCGAGGTCGCCGCGTTGAAGCGCTATGACCATGCAGCTCGTCCGCATGGGCCGAGAAACCACATCACGCTCAATATGCCTCGCGAGCTTTTCGAGCGTATCGACGAGGCTCTTAAGACATGAACAACGACAAACGCTGCGCAGGCGGTGACGGATCAGCAGGCGCGGGAGAGCGGGAGCGCTTCAAGGCGTGGGTTTCCGCTTCCGGTCGAGCGCATCTTTTGGAACGCGAGGTTCCGCACGGCTGGTATATCGACCTGAACGTCACCGCATGGTGGACCGCATGGCAAGCCCGCGCTGCTATAGACAAGGGCGATACGCATGCAGGCGGGGACGACGCACACGTCACGGCAGATCCCGTTACCGGCGAATGGAGGTCGGCAGGCTGCGCCGAGGGCGGCAAGAGTGAGGCGGTGGCGGAAGTGGTCAATAAGTATGGCGACCCTGACGCGTTCGCAGAGCGTGATCTGGTGATTCAAGAGGAAGTGCTTAAGACGTTGCCAATCGGGACGAAGCTTTACGCCGCCCCTATCGCCCCACATTCGAAGTCTTACGGCTCCGGAATGATCGACGCGATTGAGGATTTCGCTCCGGTGCCTGCCCCGCGTGAGGCGGTGGCATTTTACGACGGGCGTAGCAAAGAGCCGTGCTTGCTGTGGGCATTCGACGGATACAAGCCCGCACCACATGATGTGGTCCTTGTCACCGCACCTATCGCCCCGCGTTCGAAGTCTTACGGCTCCGGAATGATCGACGCGATCGAGGATTTTTCGCCCGTACCTGCCCCGCGTGCTGACGCCGACACAGCGGGGGCGTTTCCGGTGAGCAAGGAAATAATAGAGGCGATTCAGTCATATGGCGACTTGCGCGCTGATCGAGCATCGAACACCGCAGACAAGATCGGCGAAGTGATTTTGATGATCCGCGACGCCCTAGCCACAGCAGGCGCGAGTAATGAGCGTGCGGACGCCGAAGATAAGCCGGTTGAGGTTTGGCACGGCGAGCGGAAAGTGACGATTTACCCGGACTTCGTTCTGCGCATTTGGGGTGCCAATATTGAGACAGAAATGAGCGAAGCGCCGCGCACGATTCAATCTGTCCAAGACGCGATGACGTGGCTGTTTGAGCGTGCGGACGCCGAAAAGGATGCGGCGCTGATGCGAATCGCGCACGAGTTGCGCACGTACAACCCGGCCGCCGACGAGTACAAAGGCGTGCACATTCACAACGGATGGGCGAGCAAGATTGAAGACCTACTCGCCGCAGCCGACAGGGAGGCTCTAATCGACAGGGTCACACTCGAAGTGAAGGAGGCGCGCTCGTGACTGACGACCAGATCGACCAGCTGGCCAAGATGACGCTGCGACGTAACAGCAACGTCCACTGGATGGACAGCCTCCACGGCGTGCCCCGACTGGTGCTCCGTGTGCAAAGGGACTACCTGGACCCGGACGATGCGAAGTTCGGAGATACCACCCGCGAGCCAGTGGCTTGGCTCGAAAGCGGCATGTACATCGCGCTCTACAACGTCCAGCCGCGAGAGTTCGTGAGGGTCAAGACAGTGCCTGCATTCCGGGGGGTTCAATGATCGAGAAGAAGGTCCCCCGCGACCACCAGATCGCAGATCTCGCGTTCTACATCGCGACCAAGCGGTGTCTGAACCTGAGCGACCCGGCCTGCCAGAAGACGGGATCAGCCTGCATGTACATTTGGTACCTGTGGAGCGTGCTGAAGGTCAAGACCGCGTTCGTGATGCCGATGAGTTTGTTGCGAAAGAACAAGGACGAACTCCTTGAGTTCACGAACTTCAAGCCCGAGGAGATCCAGATCATCGACGGCGACACGAAGCGGCGTGACAACCAGATGCGCAACCCGAATGCCAAGGTGTTCCTGATGGGCTTCCAGCGCTTCTCGGATGAGTGGCAGAAGATGAAGGGCCTGCACTCCGAGCTGGATGCGTGCGTGGTAGACGAACTGCATCTCGGCTATGCCGGGTACAACGCGAAGCGCACGACGAACTGGATCCTCGCGATGCGCCAGATCACGTACAACCTCGGCATGACGGGGACCATCATCAAGGGGAACATCGGCAGTGCGTACCCCACGATTGAGGTCATCGAGCCGCGCTTCTACGGCACGTTCGGCGGCTTCCTCGGGTATCACCGGCTGCAAGACGAGTACGGCACGACCATCGGCTGGACCAACCACGACAAGCTGGCTCAGATCCTGGCCCGCGTCGCGGTGCGCCACACCTTCACCGAGGTCCACGGGGAAGAAGCGAAGGTGATCGTGACCGAGTTGTGTGACATGTCGCCCAAGCAGCGCAAAGCTTATGAAGAGATGGAGGATGAAGCACTCGTCGAGCTGACCGATGAGTTCCTTGAGGGAGCGACACCCGCCGTCAACGCGATGCGCTGCCGTCAGATCATGTCGCACCCCGAGACGTTCGGGATCGCGAAGGGTGAGAAGACCGGCAAGGACGAACGTCTGATCATCCACTTGGCCGACGCGGTTCAGTCGGGCGAGCCGATCGCGATCTTCGCCGCGCTGATCCCGGAGATGGAGCGCATCGTTGCGCTCGCCAAGTCGATGGGCTTGCGCACGGCGCTGATCAACGGCAACGTATCGTCGTCGCGCCGCGCTGCGATCGATCAGGCCTTCCGTGCGGGCCAGCTCGATTGCGTGGTGGCCTCACCGGATACAGCAGGCGTGGGCTTTAACTGGCACCACCTGTCGGTGATGGTCTTCACGTCGCTCAACTACATGGACGATAGCTTCGTCCAGGCGTATCGACGTGGCATCCGTGGCGCTCGTACCAGCGCGCTGCTGATCTACGTACTCGAATACCGTGACTCGATCGATCAACGCATCATGCAGATCATCGAGCAGAAGTCGAGAGAAGCACACAAGGTCGATCCGACCAAAGAGATCTTCAAGCTGTCAGAGCAACGACGGCAGGAGGAGGTGGAGCTGTTTGACAAGAGCAAGGCCACCGCACGCAAGATCGCGATGGCTGACTTTATGTAAGAAAATTCTTTTGGAACTATCGTCTAGTTCCGATTGAATGGTTAGAAGATCGAAGCTATGATCTTCGAACTCGCTGCTGATCCCACCACTCAGTCGCGAGGTTTTACGAACCCGAAACTGGCGCTTTCACATTTCAAAGGAAAAGGCATTATGGATCCGATCCAACAAGCAATCGAAAAGGCCCAAGCAGCAGCAGGCCAAATCGCCGCAGCAGCAGGCGCAGCAGCATCGAACGCGGCAGCAACCGCAGCAGCAGGCGGGGCCGTGGCAGTCGCTCAACCCGGTGCAGTAGCCATGCCGGGTACGCCGGGTCAGAAGCTCTCGATGGACCAGCTGATGACCGGCGCGATGAACGTCGACATCTGGGCGAAGGTCAAGGAATACGGCATGCTCGTCGGCGGCGAAGAACTCATTCAAGAGTTCGACGCCTACATCGACATGACCGAAGGCATCGGCTTCGCGCCGAAGATGTCGATCAAGGCGGGGAACCCCGCGCAGTACTGGTCGACGTACGACGGCGTGCAGAGCGACAAGGGCATCAGCTGGGTCGAGGCGATCACGAAAGCGACCACCATCGACAACAAGCAGAAGCCGTATCGTTCGGTCGACGTCCCGATGGTCCTGACGAAAGACGTCGTGTCGCCGAAGGGCGTGCTGCTGGCCAAGGCGGGTACCCGCGTGGGCTACGCCACGTCGACGACCAACTGGCGGGAATGGCAGGACTTCTACCAGCGGGTCATGCAGGAAGGCCTGATCGGCGCGCAAGTGGCGGTCAAGGTGACCTCGAAGCGGATGACGAACAAGGCGGGCAACGCCTGGGGCGTGATGTGCTGGGAGTCGCTGGGCGAGTACGCAGAAGTAGAGCAGGAAGAAGGCGCGACGGCCTAACCGCCTAGCGTCATCGGAAGCCGCGAACTTGGGAAAGTTCGCGGCTTTTTCTACGCCCCTGCGAGGTCAACCATGCAACGCACTCTCCATCTGATAGATGGCAACAACCAGTTTCGAATCAAGTTCGAAGCGAACGGCACGATCCGCGACGTGTTGTATGAGATGAACATGCTCCCCATGTTCGATACGATCATCTGGTGCTGGGATGGCCACGGCGCTAAAGAGCGTCGTCGCAAGGTCTTCCCCGGCTACAAGGTCGGACGCCAACCGGCGCCTGACCAGTTCTACAAGACAGCGGATCTGTTCAAGCAGGTGCTGCGCTTCACGCGCTGCATGTCGCTGGAGCTGAAGGGGTGGGAAGCAGATGACGTGATCGTCAAGCTTGCCAACCACTACAAGCCGAGCACGGACGCCATCAGGATTCACTCTACTGACGGCGACTACTTCGCCGTGTGTGACGGCCAGCACACGACGATGATCGGCTCGAAGAAGAACGGCTACGCCCACACCGACTTCACCGAAGTCCGGTTGATGAAGACGCTGGTCGGTGACAGCTCGGACAAGATCCCCGGCATCCCTGGCTTCGGCCCGAAGGCGTGGGAGCACTGCGACCGCGAGCGCTGGCTTCAGTACTTCACGGAAGACTATACGCCGTGCTGGGACAGCGAAGCTGGCAGCTTCAATCTCGGCAAGAAGACCATCGAATGGGTCAAGGCCAACGAAGCGACGCTCAAGGCTATGTGGGAGATCACGGGCTTCTACGACGTGCCGCTCCAAGACATCTTCGACAACCTCGTTGTCGGCCAGCGCGATGATCGCGTGCTCAACGATGTGCTGAAAGATTTCATGCTGTAACCACCACCACCACAACAGGATCGAAACAATGGCACCGGAATACATTCAGCTGCTCATCGTCAAGGACGAGATCGGCAAGCAAGATGCAGACACGCAGGCGAAGATCCAGGCAGCAGCAGATGAGATCCGCTCCATCATCAAGCGCGATGACGGCATCGGCATGTTCGCCGTCGCGCTGGTCGGCTCGGAAGTCGCCGCAAGCACGATGGAGTAAGCATGGATCGCGATCGGAAAATTCTGATCGACGCGCGCAACTGGGATGACTACGCGGAAGCGCTCATCTCGGAGATTGCGTCGGTCGGCTTTGTCGGCTTCGACATCGAGACCGAGGACAGCGAACGTCATGAAGGCTTGAACCTCTTCATGAAGGTCAACGACGAAGGCAAGAAGTCCTCGTCCACGCGCCTCGTCTTCGACACGAACCGGACCAACGTCACGGGCTTCTCGATCTACCCGGACGGCAACGAGCTGGGCTACTACATCAACCTGAAGCACGCGGACGTTGAGAACCGTGTGCCTTGGAGCCAAGCCAAGCGCCTGCTCGATGCGAAGGCGCCGGACGCCTACTGGCTGATCCACAACGCGGGCTTCGAGTGGACGATGATGATGAAGTCCCTCGGCTACGACCTGGGCACCAAGGTCATCTGCACGTTGCAGATGGCCGTGTCCGCGTACTCGCCCGACACCTACTTCAAGGACACGTTCCGCGAGCCTGGACTCGGGGGCATCGAGAAGCTGCTGCCGATCGTCTCGCGCAAGTTCGCGGGCTACGAGCAGGGCATGACGCTGAACGCGGACCAAGAAGATCTGGTCTTCAAGGTCACGGCCAAGGAGTCGACTTCAGCGCACAGCTACAACGGCTACGTCGCGTCGATCAAGATCGGCTACGACCTGAAGCGCGCGGTGCTGAGCTGGTTCGGCTACAAGATGGCGACCTTCGACGAGACGCTGGGCGACGAAGTCCACATGGGCATGCTGACCGGCGAGCAGGTCTACGAGTACGGCGTGGACGATGCGTACTGGTGTGTGCAGCTGTTCCACCGCCTCATGCAGTACATCATGCAGACCAACCCACCGGTCTTCAACACGTTCATGCAGCAGGAGATGCCGTTCGTTCGCTCGGCCTCCGAGGCGTGGCAGCATGGCATCAAGCTCAACGGCAAGGCGGTGCTCGAACGCCGCGACATCGAGCGCTCGAACGAGGCACGTCACCTTCGCACCATGAAGGCCGCGATCAAGGCGCTGCTGCCGTTCGATGACGAGCCACACGAGAAGCTGGCCAAGTACGACAAGTGGTATGTCGACCCGGTCAAGGGCTCGACGGGCTACAAGAAGTACCGCCAGCAGATCGAGAAGTGGGCGCTGTCACCGGATAGCGACGACGACTTCGAGCAGTGCTATCAGGTCCGCAGCCCGGTGTCGGCCGCGTGGGCGACCGAGCGCGGCATGAAGGAATCGAGCGGCGTGAATCTGGTCCACTACATGCCGATGCGCACGGTCATCTATGACCTGCTGCGCGGCTCGTACATGCAGGCTGATGGCAAGACGCAGAGCGATGGCGACTGCCGTGATGAGCTGGAGCGCCGCTGGATCAAGCAGCACCGCGACGCAGGCCTGGAGATCGACGACAAGGGCGAAGTGGCCCCGGCGCTGAAGCTGAAGCTAGGCCTGACGCTCAACAAGATCTCGGTAATCGAGCGCTACGAGGCAGGCCTCACGGTCTTCCGCACGTACAAGGCGATGGCGAGCCTCGCGCAGCGCGTGAAGCTGTACCTGACCCCGTACCTGCTGCTGGTGGACCCGGACACCGGTCGCGTGTATCCGCAGCTGTCGTCGCTGCTGGCGACCCGCCGCAGCTCGTGCCAGAACCCGAACGGCCAGCAGCTCAGCAAGTTCGGTGAGGCGGCGTATGTCCGGGGCTTCTTCGAGGCCGATGACGACGACGCAGAGGGCGAGGAGCACGTGCTGGTATCGGCCGACTGGTCGGCAGTGGAGCTGGTGATCATCGGGGATTACTCGAACGATCCGAAGTTCCGCAAGGCTTATGGCCAGCGTCCGCACGACGATCTGCACAAGGAGGCCGTCACCGGTCTGATGGGGCTGACCGACGAAGAGTACGAGAACAACCCGAACAAGAAGCAGCTGCGCACCGACGTGGGCAAGCCAGCGAACTTCGGGTACTGGTACTCAGGTGCGCTCGGCACGACGGCCGAGGTCCTGGGGTGGTCGAGCGAGACCATGTGGGAGATGACGGACAAGTACCGTGCGACGTTCCCCGTGGCCGAGGAGTGGCGCATCGGCACCATCAACGAGGCGCGCGAGCTGGGCTACGTCGAGCTGCCGGACCATCATCGGCGGGACCGCTTCGAGTCGACCGACGAGTGGGTCAACATCATGCGGATGAAGTTCCAGTCCTATGGTGACCCGGCCATCGCGGCGTTCGGTGAACTGGTCATCAAGAAGATCAATCGCCGTGCTGGCAACCAGTGTGTGAACGCGAAGGTGCAGGGGCTGTGTGCTGCGCTTGCTAAGCGGACGATGGCGCGCATGAACGATCGCATCAAGGCTGAGGCCTTCCGTGCGCGCTTCTACCTGCTGATCCACGATGAGCTGGTTTACAGCGTGCCGCGCTCGCAAGTGCTCGACTTCCTCGACGTGCTGTATGAGGAGATGATCAAGGACAGCGGCCTGATCAAGAACTTGATGCTGGACTCATCGCTTGCGATCGGCAAGACGTTGCAGGCGTGGAACCCGAAGACGTCGACCAGCGGTCAGGTCGAACTGATGGAAATGCAAAAGGGGTTGCCGTGTGTCTCTGAAGACCGCTGGGGCAAGCATGCCACGCGGGAAGAGCGCAAGGCGATTTTGGATTACATCCTCGACGGCATGCCCGTCGAACAAGAAGAGGAGTGCACCGCATGAGCAGGCCGCGCAACGTTGCCGAGCTGGAGATGTTGCTCCAGCTGTATTACTCCGGGGAGCCCGTTAATTACACGCGCTCCGTGACCCACGGTGAAGCCGCCCGTCGCCTCGTCGATGCGGGCGTAGCTGAGATGAACAGCCTGACAGGGCTAGTCATCACGGATGCTGGGAAGTTCTATGTGAAGCATATGTTGACGATCCAGTACCCGGTCGCGACGTACACCTTCAGCATTCCACAGGGGCAAGCAGCATGAGCACCATCGTGAAAAGCCGTGTGCAGGTTGCGTTCGACACCGACACCGGCTACGTGTCGGAGGAAACATGGAGCAACAGCAGCGATGACGCAACGCTGCCCCTCAAGGGCGCGCTGCGCGAGATCGCGCGGGTGTTGACGATCAACGGCGAAGGCGACGAGGCAGTTCGTCTCGTCGCCGAAGCTAAGGCCGCAGTCGAAGAATACTTGAAGGAGAAAGTGTCATGAGTACGCAGTCTATGGTCGGCAGAGCGCTCGACCAGCTGGTGGACCTGATCATCGAAACCGGGCATGGGGAACAGCTCCCCGCCCAAGACCAACTGGCGAAACAGCTCGGCGTGAGCCGCACGGTTTTGCGGGAGGCGATGAGCAAGCTGGAATTTCTCAACGTGGTGCTGGTTCGTCCCAAGACCGGCACGATCATCAACCCGCCCGCCGAATGGAAAACGCGCAACGACGATGTGATCGATTGGCAACAGCGCGCCTACAAGGAACACAAAGCATGAGACGCTTCAACCGACTGATGGCCGAGTGCAAGGCCACCACTAGCAAGACCGCGAAGACGGAAGCTTTGACCAAGCTCGGCGCCGATCCGAACGAGTTCGCCAAGACGATGCTGGTCGCGGCGTTGAGCCCGTTCGTGACGTACGGCGTGAAGGACTTCGAGATGCCGCTGACGGCCCGCGTCGAAGACGTCGACAACGGTGAGGAGTTCATCCAGCTGCTTCTTAGCCTGTCGACCCGGAGCCTGACTGGCAATGCCGCGAAGGATGCGATCCGCTGCACACTGGCGCAGTACACCGTCGAGACCGCCGACAACCTCGCGGCTGTGCTCCGCAAGAACTTGCGCATCGGCATCGGCGCGAAGGAGATCAACAAGGTCTTCCCCGGCCTGATCCCGGTGTTCGACGTGATGCTGGCAGAGAAGTACGGCGACCACGACCCGGCGTTCCCGGCGCAGATCGAGTTCAAGATGGATGGCCAGCGGGTCACGTTCTTCATCACCCCCGACCGGCCGGTGGTCGGCTACTCGCGCGACGGCCTGGACCAGACGTACTGGCTCGGTGGGCTCTTCGACGGCGAGATGCAGGCACTGCGTCAGGAGCTGGTCGGCGACCAGCCGATGGTGCTGGACGGCGAAGCGATGATCCACATCATCGACCCGAGCAAGAAGCACCCTTCGTGGACGGCGACGATGGAGGCCAAGAAGGAGGGCGCGGATCGGTCAGCTGTGCGCTTCTATGCGTACGACTGGCTCACCCGCACGGAGTGGGACCAGCAGGTCTGTCTGCGCCCGCAGCAGGAGCGCAGTGCGCAGCTCGACGCGGCGCTGGCGAAGGTCTGCTCGACGGAGGTCGAGTATGGTGTGGATTGGCACGGCAAGCTGTACCCGAGCTACAAGGAAGTGGTCCACAGCCGCGAGGAAGTCAACGCCTTCTTCAACACCGCCGTCGCGCAGGGCTTCGAAGGCTTCATGCTCAAGCAGCTCGACGCGCCGTACGTCTGGGGCCGCTCCCCGTTCTGGTTGAAGGGCAAGCCGCTGCACACGGCCGAGGGCAAGATCGTCGCCTACTACAACGGCAAGAAGAAGGGGGCTTTCGAGCACGTGCTTGGTGGCTTCACTATCGAGGGCAAGCTCGAAGACGGCATGCCTTTCCGAACCAACGTCGGCGGCGGCTTCACGCCCGAGGAGCGTGCCAAGTTCTGGGCCGAGCGCGAGGAGATGCTTGGCTGGGTGCTGGAGTGTGAGTACATGGAGGTAACCTCGGGTGGCGCACTGCGCAATCCCGTATATACGAGATTCAGGACTGACAAGGTCGTGTAAAACTTTTTTACAACATTGATCCTTAAAGCTTGCATCTTGTTTATAATCCTCAGACACCACCACCACTGGTAAAAGTCAAAGAAAAATGAAGCACGTCTGGAAAGACGCGGAGGATGAGTTCGTCTCGTTCTTTGCGCCATTCGGGAAGCGCGCGGCTGTCGAGCGCCTGACCGATACCGCCTACGTGCGCGGAGCAACTGGTCTCAAGAAATCAATCAAGGACGCCCAGCCCGCCGACTTCGTCGTGACGTGGGACGGGATGATGTTCTACGCTGAAGTGAAGAGCACGGCTCACGAGCCGTCGTTTCGCCTCAGCATGATCTCCAAAAACCAATGGCGTGCCGCGCGCAAAGCTATCACAGCTGGCGGGCAGTACCTATTCATCATTCGTCGGGAATCAACCGGCGAGTGGTATGTGATCAACGCAGCGTTTCTCATCGACCATGATGCAATGTCGGTGAAGTGGTCCGAGATAGCCCACCACCTATTCTCGAATCATCCACGATTCGCACTTCTTCTATCTGGCCAAAGTAATGACAAAGTATCTTGACGTAATGGTCGACCTCGAAACGACGGGTACCGAACCCGGTTCGTCGGCGATCATCCAAATCGCAGCAGTGCGCTTCGACTTCGCCTCGGGTGAGATCATGCCCGAGACGTTCGACCGTTGCCTGATGATCCCCCCGAAGCGCTACTTCGACGAAGACACACGCGCGTGGTGGCTGAAGGACAAGCGTCACATCCTGACCAGCATCATGCAGCGTTCCGAGCAACCGAAGAAGGTGCTCGAAGACTTCGTGACGTGGTGCAAGGTGGGGACCGACCCGTACAACGACACGCTGCGTCTGTGGGCCAAGCCCTCTCACTTCGAGTTCCCGTTCCTCGAAAGCTACTTCCGCCAGTTCGAGGTCGCGAACCCGTTCCACTTTCGCTACACCAACGACATGAACTCGTGGATCCGTGGCCGCTACTGGCCGCAGGAGCCGCCCGCGTTCGAGCGCGAGATCCCGTTCGTCGGCGATGCACACAGCGCGCTGTTCGACGTGTTCCATCAGTTGAAGGTGATCTACGCGGTGCGCGAGCATTCCACGAAGCATCCCTCCCTCTCTGTTGCCGGTCAAGTTGTCGATGTCCCAAGCTGAAATCAACAAAGTGGACCAGCTCCTCAAGCTGGTCCAGGTAGTAACCGCCTCGCTGTTCACCACCGGGGTGGTCTTCCTTTTCGGATACACACTGACCCATTAAGGGGTAAATCATGAAGGTCATGGAAATTGCCAACGCCCGCGTTGGCTTTATTGGAGACGTGCACCTTGGCCGTTCGTTTAAGACGGGTGTCCCGCTTGAACGGCAAGGGGAGCGTGAAGCTTCAGTCTTCAATCAGTTCGTGTGCGAGCTGGCGACACCCGACCTCGATGTCAATATCTGCCTGGGCGACATCTTCGATCAGTACGTGGTCGCGCCCGAGTACGTGCTGCGTGTTGCTGACCAGTACCGGCATGCGGTCAAGCAGAACCCGAAGACGTGGTTCGTGCTCCTGCGCGGCAACCATGACGCCTCCCGCGACGCGGACAAAGCAAGCTCCTTCGATCTGCTGTACGAGCTGCTGAAAGACAGCGGCGTGATCGTCGTGAAGGACCAAGTCGAAATCCTCGAACACGGCATCTTTCGTCTGGGCATCGTACCGTGGCATCCCTTCATCAACTCGAAGGAGATGGCGCGCAATCTGGGCGGGGGCGCAGACTACCGCGAGTACGACCTCGTCGTCGGCCACTGGGACCGCGTGACGTTCGAGGAGTCGCCGCACAACGCGATCCCCCTGTTCGAGCTGCGCCCGTTCACGAAGCTGGTGGTCAGCGGCCATGATCACCGTCCGTTCGACGAAGAGATCAACGGCATCCGCGTGGTGTTCCCCGGCTCGATGCAACCGTATAGCCACGGTGAAGATCCCGACGAGTCGATGTACGTGACCATGAGCCTCGAAGACGTGAAGACGGCGCTCATGTCCGACCCGACTCTCTTCCATGACATGGCCGTGCGCGTGCTGCTCAAGCCGGGTGAACAGATCGACTTCCCGATCGATGCGTGGTCGGTCACGACGAAGCCTATCGCTGATAACGGCGAGGAGTTCGTCGACATCACCATGCAGGTCGAGAGCTTCGACATGCAGGACATCCTGGGCCGCTGCTTCACGAAGCATGGGGTGAGCGCTGATGTATCCAGCGACTTCCTCGCGAAGTATCTCGAAAAACGTAACGCTTAACCGGGGAACATCATGCTCCAACAACTGCGAATCACGAACGGTTACCGTCATCCGAACTCGATCTTCCATTTTCAGAATGGGCAGACCGCCATCACGGGCAAGAACGAGTCCGGCAAGAGCGTCACGCTGGAGATGATCCTGTTCGCGCTGTGGGGTACCGTCGCGCTGCGTGGCGCGGCCGAGGACTACAAGAAGCTCGAAGTGAGCCTCGACTTCATGGTCAAGGGCGTGCAGTACCGCGTGACGCGCACGATCAAGAACGCCAAGCTCCGACGTTTGACCGACGAGGACGTTGAGGACGTCGCGGTCGGCACGAAGCCGGTGAACGCCAAGATGAAGGAGATCTTCGGCTACGACTTCGACGTGTTCACGATGGCGAACGCCTGCCTGCAAGGCCAGATCGAGAAGCTGTCGGACGCGAAGCCGACTGAGCGCAAGAAGATCGTCGACCAGACGATCGGCCTGAACGTGCTCGATGAGCTGGCCAAGGACGCGGGCGAGACTGCGCTCACGTTCCGCCGCCAAGCGGAGGGCATCGCGAGCGTGCTGCGCGAGCCGGTGCAGCCTGAAGCGCCGGCCGACTACGAAAGCAGCACGACGCTGGAACAGTGCCGCGCCCTTGCCGTCGCCTTCGCCACGGAACTGAACCAGCTGCGTGGCATGGTCGCTCACAAGCCCGCTGAGCCGGTCGCGCCGACGTGCGAGGTCACAGAGACCATCGAGACGCTGCAAGGCCTCCAGGGCGTGCGTACGGGCCTGCTGGACGCACGCAAGCTGGCCGACACCAACGCCTCGACGATCATGCGCCAGCGGACGGCGCTCGAATGTGAGCTGCTGAGGATCCACGGCGAGATGAACGGGGAGTCGCGGACGGCGAAGGAGCTGGCGCGCGCGAAGCAGGATCTCGCTGCTCTGGTGATGCCGACGATGACCACCGAGGAGATCGACGCGGCCTTCGCGCAGCAGGAGATGCACAACCGCTGGTCAGCGAAGCAGAAGCTGCTGGGGCAGGGTAACCACACGTGCCCCGCGTGCGCCCACCAGTGGCCGCTCGCGAGCCACGCGCTTGACGCCTACGCCGACGTGGTCGAGACGCCAGCATCGGAGTTCTCAGGCGGCTACCTGAACGCCCAGCGCTCGCTGCAAGGCAACATCCAGCGCAAGACGGACCTCGAACTGTCTATTGAGCAGCTGAATCACCGGCTCGCGGACGAGCATACCGAGCTGCAAGCCAAGCTCAAAGAAAAGGTGAAGGAGATCGACGCGAAGCAGGACGAGTTCGACGCGAACGCCAAGCAGATCGTCCAGCTCGATGAGCTGCTGAAGACGAACCCGGACCAGTCGGCGAAGATCGCTGCACGCCAGAAGTACGAAGGCGCGATGCTGGCCCACGGCGCGCAGATGCTGGCGTACAAGCAGTTCTTCGACAAGCTGGCCGAGCGCGAAGCGCGCATCGCCGAGCTGGAGCCCGTGGAAGGGCAGCTGAAGGGGCTGGAAGGCAAGCTCGTGACCTCGCGTGCCTACGAGCAGGCGCAAGCCGCGTACGAGGCTTCTGCTGCGACCTACGCGGTGGATAAAGAAAAGCTGGACGGCCTGCTCGCACAGGCTGAGGATTACACGAAGGCCAAAGCGGCCATCGTCGAAGCCAAGACGGTGATCAAGTCGTTCCTGATCCCGTCGTTGAACAAGGTGGCGAGCCTGCTGCTGAACCAGATGACGGGCGGCGCACGCAGCTCGATCATCGTCGACGACGAATTCAATATCACGGTCGACGGTCAGCAGGTTCAAACGTTGTCTGGGTCGGGCAAGGCAGTCGCCAATCTCGCGTTGCGAATCGGGCTGGGCCAAGTGCTGACCAATGGTGTGTTTTCCGTGTTCATGGCGGATGAATTTGATGAAAGCATGGACGAGGAACGCGCACGTTATACGGCGGAATGTCTCCAGCGGTTGAAGGAGACGATCAAGCAGGTCATCGTGGTGACGCACAAGCGCCCGATCGCTGATCACGTTTTCACGCTACCTCTCAAGGAAGCCGCATGAAATAAGGGGATCATGGAAAACATCAAGACGCTGTTGGATCAAAACTGTACGCCCCCGTATATCGCTGCGCTCCTCGCCACCACCGTGGAGCGCGTAGTTGAAGAGATGAAGGAGCTTGATCTCTCCAACTGGGGAGACCCGCAGCTGTATCGATTCATCATCGCCCGTAGGCAACCGGGTGAGTACAGATGGAATCAGCGGGATCTCCATACCTTGTTTGTTGCTCGCATCAAACATGACGAGGGGTTGGTAACGCTGATGCAGAAGAAGGATCAGGAGGGGTTCCTGATTCAGTACGCACTGCCTGCGGTAGCAACAGAAAGGCGCCGTCTGTGGTTCACAGCACCGCCTGAAACTTATTAACCGATCACCACCACAACGACTATGAACTTTCAGCAATACAAGCCTTTGGCACTACGCACCGAGAAGCCGTTAGCTACGACTCACCTGCGTCTCAATCACGCCATCCTTGGTCTGGCCACCGAGAACGGCGAATTCACAACCGTAGTCAAACGCATCGCGATCTATGAAAAGCCGTTGTCGGTTGAGTTCATCGGTCACATGCGCGAGGAGCTTGGAGATCTCCTCTGGTACGTGGCCATCGCAGCTGACGCGATCGACTGCGACGTCCCGACAGGTCAGGGCCTGTTCGAAGACTTCTCGCGCTTCGGCACGGCCACGCAGTTGAACATGATCGCGTGCCGCATCGCGATGGAAATCGGCTTCATTGCCTTCCAGGCTCCTCTGCTTGACAGCCCTGCCAGCCGGGAGTTCGTCATGCGCAGCCTGATCAACATCGTTGCCGCAGTGACTCATGCCTGCGATGCCTTGCAAGCTTTCACGATCGAAGATCTCATGGCGGAGAACATCGCGAAGCTTCAAGAGCGTTTCCCCGACAAGTATTCGAATGTCGCTGCTGAAGCACGGGCAGACAAGGGCGGGCTCGACGCACGTAACTCCTAAAAACAAAACTTTTAACAGGCAAAGGGGCGTCCACCACCGCTCCTGAATCGAACAATGAAACCAACAATTCTGGCCGAAGTAATCGAGGACTCCATCGCACAGCATGGCGTCCGTATCACCACTGTGAAAGTCCGCTTCCCGCGCATCGTCGCGGCGGAACTGCTCCGACATCGAGCGTTCTCTCAGAACTCGGGCTCCTCGCGTGCCAAGCCGATCAGCAAGATGCTTGATCAAGTCATCTTCGACCCTGCCTGTCCCACGGAGTGGGGCACCAACAAGCCAGGTATGCAGGCGGGCGCACAGCTCACCGGCTGGCGGTTGAAGGGGGCCAAGGCCATCTGGAAGTCAGCGTCGCTGTTTGCGGCTCTGCACAGCTGGGGGCTGATGATGCTCGGCGCACACAAGCAAATCGCCAACCGCGTGACCGAGCCGTACCAGTACCTCGACGTGTTGATCACGGCGACGGACTGGGACAACTTCGACATGCTGCGCTGCCATCCCGACGCGGATCCGACGATGCGCGACCTCGCGATCGAGATCATGACCGCGATCGAGACCAGCGTGCCGAAGCTGCTCCGCTACAACGAGTGGCATCTCCCGTATGTTCTCACCGAAGAGCGCCGCAAGCTGTCGCTCAACGACCAGCTCCAGTTTTCGGCTGCACGCTGCGCGCGTATCAGCTATGAACCATTCGACGGCAACCCCTCGCAGGAAAAGGAGCGGGATCGCTACAGCAAGCTCGTCGGATCACATCCCATCCATGCATCACCCACTGAACATCAGGCCACGCCGATGCTGACGTCGACCGCGACGTCCGGCAATCTGCGCGGCTGGCACCAGCACCGCAAGGACGTCGAGATCTCCCTCAAGGGCCTGCCGACACCGCCGCGCCTGCGTCGTTCGATGACGCTGGCCGAGACCGACAAGATGGCCAACACGCCGTTGACCGGGGCACAGCTGAACGGCCTGCGCGTGATGATGGACCACGCCCATCTGGAGCGCCCGTTCGAGCGCGTGTTCGTGGAGGACCTGCGATGAGCAAGCCACGAATCATCGCCCTCGCAGGCGACATGCACCACGGCAAGACGACCGTCGCGAAGTATCTGGAGCGCACGCACGGTGTGCGGCGTCACCGCTTCGCTGGCCCGATCAAGGCGCTCGTCGTACAGCTGCTGATCGAAGCCGGTGTACGACCGGAGCATGCCGCGATCATCGTGGAAGATCCGGAGATGAAGAACCTGCCGATCAGCGAGCTGTACGGCATCACGCCGCGCCAGCTCATGCGCTCGATCGGGGACATCGGCCGCGAGATCCACCCGGAGTTCTGGGCCAGTATCACCATGACCCGCATCCGCATCGACCACCGGGCGGACCCCTCGCGCGTGTACGTCATCGACGACTGGCGCTACCCGGAAGGTGAAGGTGGCCGGATGCTCGCGGGCGACGTGGATGTCACCTTCGTGCGCGTGAATCGACCGGGGGTGCCGCCTGCTGTGCGCGACCACAGCAGCGAAGGTGGTCTCGACGACTGGCTCTACGACTTCATCATCACCAATCGTGAGAACGAGTTGGCGGGTCTGCACCATCAGGCTGACTGCCTCTTGGAGCGGGTGCTTGAGTTGGAGGCCGACTGATGCCGATCTTCAAACTCAACATCACGATCCCAGTCGTGGTAGAGGCCGACAACGAGGCGCATGCACGTCGGGTCGCCGAGCGCGAGAAGCGCGAGATCTTCAACGACGCCTACGGCGACGGGATCAAGTACAGCGCGCCCGAGCAGGTCCGGCACTACACCCAGCTGCCGGAGGCCTGGGATGCGATGTGCTTCCCGTACGGTGGGGCTCGCCAGCTGGAAGTAGACCGCATCGGGCCGATCCTGCAACGCGAGGCCGTCAGCCCGTACGAGTCCTTCGGTGGGGTCTAGGCGACTAGACATAATACCGATGATCAACTTTTCATTAGGCATCCTATGAAGAACGTCCTTATTGACCCGGCAGTCGAGCGCGTGATCATCTCGACAATTGCTGATCTGGTCGACTACGCAGACAAGCATGGCGTGAACTTCGAAGTCACCCGCGAGCCACTGGAACCGCTCGCCACCGGCAATCACATGCCGGTGATCCGTGTCTGGCCCAAGCGCGAGTTCACCCGACCGGAGTGAACCATGAAGCTCTGTCGCTACGACCACCGTTGCTGGTGGTGCACGCGGGAACTCGAAGCCGGACAGAAGTGTTGTCTGCCGTCTGAAAAACATTTCGTGAGGAAAGCATGACACCCGCAGCCATCGGTCGAGTCCTTGAGATGGTCGACCACATCGCCGATAAGGCCAACAAGACCGGAGAGATGTGCAAGGCCGTTCGCGAGACGCGCGTCAAACTCCAGTCGTTCCTCCAGAAGTATCAAGTGCGGCCGGACGACATCGGTCTCTTCGTCGACTTCATCGGCACGCGGTTCGACGTCCCGAGGCGCACGCCCCAGGCCATCGCAATGCGTGCGCTCGAAGAGTGTGTCGAGCTGTGTCTGGCCACGGGCGCGCACCCCGGCGCAATCCATCTGGTTGTCGGCGACTCGCTGGCCAATCAGGCGTTGAAGGCTTCGCGCGTGACGGGCAAGACCGTGTTCCCGAGCGAGGTATCCGAGGAGTACGACGCGAAGGAAGTCGGTGGTGAAGCGGCCGACGTGCTGCTGTGCCTGCGCGATCTGGAGTACGTCGCGGGCGTCGATGTCGAGCACCACGCACACCGCAAGTTCAACCTGCTGCGCGCCGCGCAAGACGAGCTTTACATGTCGCCGTCTGGCACGGTGCGTAAGCGCAAACCACACGTCACGGAGGCAGCATGAGCTGGAAAGACTTCACTATCACCATCGGGGTGATCGGTCTTGTTGGCTTCGGCCTGTACCGCTGCGACCAGTCCGAGTGGCATCAGGAGAGCGAACGCCAGCGCAGAGCTGACGAAAAGCGCGAGGCTACGCCGCACGTGATCCGTGAAGCGGACGGCTGCAAGGTTTACGCCTTCCGGGTTGATAGAACGGATCACTTCTTCACCAGCTGCCCGAACGCCAAGGTCACGACTGATCGCAACTACACGGTCAACTGCGGCAAGAACTGTCGCCGCGACGAGACCGAAACCATCGTGACGGAGAACAAATGAGCGTAACCGACGAAATCCTCACGGTGAAGGAGTATCACCGTGAGAGCAACAGCAATGACATCTACGTGTACTGCCCGCACTGCAACCAGCTCGGTGAGCTGGAAGCGGGTGACTTCAAAGGCGAGCAGTTCAAACACCGCTGCGGCGGCTGGTTCGAAGTGAGCCATCACGCGCGGCGCACAGCGTTCAGGGAGGAAGATTAGATGACCACACGCAGAATTCATCTGTTGAAGGCTGATCCTCAAACCTTCGACGACGTCGCCAATGGGTTGAAGCGGGCCGAGATCCGCTTCAACGACCGGGGCTATCGGGTGGGGGACGTTCTGGAGCTGTACCAGACGCAGCACAGCTTCGAGGAGATGCAAGCTGGTGCTCCCCTCATCTACACCGGCTGGATCCAGACCCTTCTCATTACGCACGTGCAGTCGGGCTACGGCCTCAAGGACGGGCACGTCGCACTCTCATTCGAGGAGTATGTGGCATGACAGCACAAGAATACGTGGCCGCGCAGACCGTGGCCTGGACCTACGAGAAGCCCAAGCACGGCCTCGCCAAGTGCATGCTGCTGACGGTCGGCGGCATCCTCGTCACCGGCACGTGGATCGGCGAAGTCGGTGAGCACTACCTCGCATGGGCGCCGATGCTCAAGCGGGACAAACAGAAAGAGCGCGAGTTGCTAGAGACGGTTCGTGCGAAGCGCCAAGCGTTCAAGGAGATGTTTCATGACTAATAAAAAGCGCTACAACCTGATCTACGCTGACGGCTACCAGATGACCGTCGAGATCGACCACGAGATCTTGACCGAAGACAAGCTGCTCGAAATCAATAGTTTCTGGGGTGGTCACGAGTACCGGCTGAGGCACGACACGCCCCTCGACGCTGTGCTGAAGATGTTCTGCGCAACGTTCATGGCCGAGAGCGCTGAACACTTCGACCCCGAGCAGCGCTTCAACAGCGGCGAGGTCGAAGGGTGGCCACCACTCAATGGCTCATGGGGCATCACACTGGTGACCTACGAGCCCTTCACGTTCGAGCCCGAGCTGGTCGAGATCGAGGAGCGCTGATCGATCAAGAACTGGTCTCGGTTCTTGCCCTTGATCCAGTTCGGCTCGGCCCCCTGCCCCGTCCACGTGCCGCCGCTCTCAGGGTCGCGATACTTCGGAGGCCTCCTGTAGTCCCGCCTGGGACGCTCAGGAGGCGGGGGTGGGGGTAGCAGCTCCCGCAGATCGTCAGCCGTCAGCGTGCCCGACTCCAGCATGGCTTTAATGCCTTCGAGCGCGGTCGTACGTACGCGCGTCTTCTCTGCCTGTACCTTCGCGTACAGCGCGGCCAGCTCAGCCTCCATCTCCTGCAACGTCTGGGTCATGTCTTTTGAAGTTTAAAAATCCGCACGCGTTCCCGAGGGAGGCACCCGCAGGATTTGGTCCGGCCACGTTTAAGGTTCTCCGCGTACGTGACAGTTGTGGCGCCGCAGTCACACACGCAGAGCCATTGAGCCCTCGGGATTTCGGGTTGTACACGCTCGACCGCGACCAGTCGGCCGAATCGTTGGCCAGCGAGCTGGGCAAGCTTTGGCATAAGTCAGGCCTCTGTGAAGGCCAGTTTTCCTTGAGGATCACGTTTGAAGTTGAACTTGATACCTACAACCTTCCGCCCCTCCCGGACGGTATCCCAATCGATCATCCACCCGTCCTTCTCTTGCAACTCCTTCACCGCGACTTCGATGATCTGCCTCCGAGCATCTTTGAAGTTCTGCATATGGCTCGGCTTCGCGTCCATCGCGCGGAGGAAGTCCTTGATCGGCATCTGCCGCCAGCCAGTGTCCTTGAACTGCATCAGCAGCTCCAGCAGCCGCCATGAGTAGATCGACCGCAACGACGCAGCCTGCCGCAGCAAGTAGGTCGTGTGGTTGCCACGGAGCACGTTCAGGAACGGCGTCGCTTCCGGCGTGAACCGCAGCTCGATCCAACCCGCCTTGTCGACGTACGTCGCACCGCTCACCCAGCGGTCCTTATGCCGCGCGATGACTCCCCTCTCCTTCACCACCGTCTCCGACCACTCGATCCACCGCTCAGTCAGCTCTGTGCACCCGCTCTTCAGCTGCTCGTAGGCGGTGGCCATATCCAGCCCGAAGGTCTCTGCATACTCTCTCGCGTTTAGCTTGATCTTGTATCGATTGTTCTCAAGCCGCACGGAGTCGATCTTGGCCGCGCACGACTTCACGATGCGCTGTTCAGCCAGGGTCTTCAGCCCATGCGAGGCAACGACAAGGTCGTTATGCAGGGTCACATGCCGATCGACTAAATCGATCGCAGCCTTCGCGTGCTTGAGTTTCATTGGGAGGATTTCCGGGTTGTCGCAGGCCGGATGACTGGGAGGGTTTAGATTATCATCCCTCCCGATCCGTTGTCACTGGGAGGATTTCCGGGCAAAACCTGTGGATAACAGGCATTCGTCTGGAAATCCTCCCAATCACCAACCCGGAAATCCTCCCAGTTCGTCTGGAAATTCTCCCAATGCGTCTGGAAATCCTCCCAATAGCTCCCAGCAAAGCCTTACTGGTGAAGGGTCTCAGCCTCCTACAAACGTATACAAACGTCTACAAACCCCGCGCGAGCGTTTGTGGATAACCATTTCCTCCGAACTAACGCAACCCGGAAATCCTCCCAATAGGGCAAATCCACGGTCACCCGCCCGGTTGCCCCAGTTCGAACTCGATCAGCTTCAGCTCCTTCTCGATCGCCTTGGCCACGATGTCCTTCTGCGTGACGCCCAGGTCGCGCGCCGTCTGCTGGAGCTTGTCGAACAGTGGCGACGGGATCAACACGTTCAGCGGCTGGCCACGGTCTCGAACACCGCGCTTCTTGACGTAGCCCTGCGGCAACGCTGGAGCAGTCAAAGGCGGTTTCGCAGGAGGGTGGTTTGCCACCAGCTGCTGCACAGGAGGGGCCACAGCGGGCTGCTGAGGCTCTGCTGAGGGCTGAGTAGCGGGTGGGGTCTCCGGAGCCGCCTGTGCGCCCTCCTCTGCGGGCGCGAGATCGGAAAACTCCTTCTTGCTCTTCGCGTTGAATCGGGCTGTGCTCATTTTCCGAAAATCTCCAAGTAAAGGCTGCGCAGATCATTTGCAGCAGCAGGATCAAACCCTTCCTTGCGGGTGGCCAGCTCGCTCACGCCCTTCCCTGCCGCGCTCGCGTACGGGAACGCGACGCGCCGACCGATCGTGAAGCCAACGGTCGGCAAGACATCCTTGTGGTCGTCCAGTGTGCTTTGCATGACGCGTAACAGGTTCGGCATCCCGCTGACCATGTTCAGCACCACGCGGACGTCCGGGCGTTGCCTCATGCCGCGCAGCGTGTTCGCAAGGTCGATGACTGTGTCGGCTTCTGCGGGTCCAGGCACCAACGGGGCCACGACCTTATCCGCCAACAAAAGCGTTTCGCGGAACAGCCCGTTGTCCTGCCCCCCGACATCAATGAACACGTCCTGATACGCTTGCTTCAGGTCCGACAACCGACGCCTAAAGTCCTCCAGCACGACGACCTCGTCGACACCCGCCCCCCTCTCTATGTGGACGTGAGGAAGACCTCCTGTGTCCTTTCTTCGCAAGCCCCACTTGCTGGTGGACGCCTGACGGTCTAGGTCCAAGATCGCCACGCGGTACTTCAACCCAGCGCGCAGCGCGGCTAACGATTCCGTCAGGTTGCTTTTCCCCACACCACCCTTCTCTACGGCTAACGCAACGACAGTCATCCTGCGCTCCTAGTTATGATGGATTGTTGCAGGAGGATAGACTATCGAGCGGTGGAGTTCAACTCCGTGGATGGAGGTTGACCCGATTAGACGCACGCTTGACAACAAACTAGCTAGCTAGCTAGGCCGTCGACTAGTTCATCATACATAAAAAAAGGGAGCCACGAAGGCTCCCAAACGGACGACTACGGAAACAACAGGGTTGTTACGCGATGTCACTCATAGCTTCGAGGATGGATCGCGCGATGAGCGCATGGCCGGAACCGTTCAAGTGCAGCGAGTCACCGTACAGCCCGTACGACACGCCGGTTGCATACACCGGCAGCAGTGCGGGCGGATCGATGATCGGGATGTCAGCGGCGATACACGTCGCATACATCGCATCCTGCCACTGGTTGTAGAGGGTCAGCGTGGTGTCGCTCGGGTCGAGCGGCGCGTAGCCGATGAAGACCACATCACCCCAAGCCTTCGCGGCGGTGATCAGGTTGGCGAGCTGCGTCTGCGTGGCGGCGATCGTCGAGGCTGCATCCTTGTCGTTGTACCAGCCGTTGATAAACGTCACGTTGACCGCGTTCGTGTCCATCAGCACGTTCGCCGCTGCACGCGTGTTCCACGTGTTCGAGTCACCCGAGCCGCTGGTAGAGCCGGGGGCTGCTGCATACGTCGCCAGCGGCGTGCCCGTGCTACCCGCGTTGATGATCTCGATGCCGGGTTTGGATGCAACCCGCGTGCCGACCGCCGCGATGAACGTCGTATTGGTCTTGCGCTGGAACGTCACCGAGTTCGCCGTCGTGCCAGCCGCACCGGGCACCGTGAGCGTGACCTTCTTCACGCCCATGATGTCGTTGCTGGTGACCGTCTGCGCAGGCGTGGTGAAATTGCCGTTGTAGAACACGTCGAAGTTGCCCGACACCCCGGTGTTGTTGTTACACATCACCAGCACTTCGACCGTGTCGAACGCAATCGCCACGCCTGCCGCGTCCACCGGCGTGAAGGTGATCCGGTTGCCGGTACCATCCATCGTCCAGCCGCTGCCACCGAGGCACTTGAAAGAGGTATCCAGCAGGCTCGCACCCCCGCTGAGCACCAGTCGCGGATCGTAGACCAGCGGCACGTCGCCCGAGTTGCCGTCACCCACCGCCCAATCCGCCGTCGCCTTCATGCCCCGTGCGGCCATCGCTCGGGCGAGATGCGTGAGGAACGACTGCGAGCGTCCGTTCGTGAAGGACGTGCCTGCTCCCGCGAACCCCGCCGTGAACGAGTCGCCGATGCCGAGGATCCGGCCACGGCCGAAACCAGACTGGCCACGGCCCATGAGCGCCGCGATCTTGCTGGTGTTCGACTTCTTCCAGTTGCGCAGCGCCGTCTGCCGCACCGTGGTCGTGCCGCCACCACCCGTGCCCGCAGCTGCGATCGCAGCCGTGACAAAGGCCGTCGTCGCGACCGACGTGTCGTTGTCACCAGCGCTCGGAGTGGGCGCGGTCGGGTTGCCGGTGAAGGCGGGGGAGGCGAGCGGTGCGTACGCCTGCGCTTTCACGAACGCCGTCGTCGCGAGGCTCGTGTCGTTGTCCGACGTGGCCGGTGTCGGTGCGGTCGGGTTGCCGGTGAAGACCGGGGAGTCGAGCGGTGCGCCACTACCCGTGCCAGCTGCGGCGATTGCCGCCTTCACGAAAGCGGTCGTCGCGACCGATGTATCGTTGTCGGACGTCGCCGGGGTGGGCGCGGTGGGGTTGCCAGTGAAAGCCGGGGAGGCGAGCGGAGCCACACCCGAGCTGACCGTCGACGGCGAGTTGTTGGCGATCAGCGAGCCCGTGGTGCCGCCTGCGAACGAGATGAGCGTCGTCGGCGTCCAGGCCGTGCCAGTCCGCACGTGACCGACGATGTTGGTCGCGCGTACCGGAGCCTGTGCGAAGGACACCCCGATCTGGCCGGACGGCACGCCCGCGTCTTGGAACAGCTCGACACCGTCGAGCGAGGGCCGCAGCGCGCCCGTGTCGAACACGATCAACGGGGCGGTGACTTCCAGATTGTGGAGCTTCACGTCGTTCACCGAGACATCCGGTGCGTTGACGTACACGCCCAGCTGGCCGTCGTGGGCCGTGATGCCCTTGAGCGTAGACTGGTCAGCCCCCGCCATCAGCTTGACGGTGTAGCCACCCATCTGGCCATGCGCTTCGAGGTTCTGCGCCAGCTCAACCGGGGAGTTGGCAATCAGGATCGGGCAGTCACAGTCGAACGTCTTCACGTTATCGACCGTGACAGGTCCCGCCACGTCGACGTCGACGAAGACAATCGGACGGAGGTCGTTGTCGTTCGTGATGTAGTCACGCGCCACGACGTCCTTGATGACGCTCAAGCCCGCGCCAGCACCCGCCAAGTCGATCACCCCCCGGTCGGTATCCATCCCCGGCCTACCTTCCAGCGTGATGCCGTAGATCTCGACACCACCGCGGAATGCGCTGACTGCACCCGAGATGTTGCCGCTGGCCGTGACGTCGTACAGCTTCACACCGTGGTTGGAGTCGAGGAAGATCTGGAACCCGAGACCGCTGTTGCCGTTGGCCGTCGTGTGGTAGAAGCGCGGGTTGATGTTGCCCAGGTCACCAGAAGCCACGTCACCGTTCGGTTCGCAATCCACACCATCTTCAGGCGCCGTGCCGACCGAGTTGTTGTAGGCGCCTCTGTAGTCCTCGAAGTTGACCGAGTTGATCAGCGACAGCCCGTTGCGGAACGAGTTGTTTGCGCCGCAATCGATCTGCCGGATGTCGGTCGGGAACGTGGACAGGTTCGTCACGTCGTCCGCACCGATGTAGAAGCCGTCACAGCACCCATTGTCGGACTGGGTACGCACGAACGTGATGCGCTTGCAGTTGTTCCACACGCGGATGTTGTGTGCCTCTTGCAGACCAACGACCACCGGGCGGTTCGCGCGGTTGCCGTCCAAGTTCAGGTCGACGATCACACCATCCGTACAGCTCACGAAGTTCAGCATCCAGTCACCGAACTGGCAGGGCATGCCATTCGCTGCCTTGATGGTCGCGCCGTTGACTTCGATGCGGAACCACGACGCGCCTTGCACCGTGATCTGGTGGCCGAGCGTGTAGGCCTTGTTGTGCTGCATCGCCAGCGTGCGACGCGGAGCAGCCTGAAGCCACGCGAGCGCGTTGGTCAGCTGGGTCGTGTCGTCGGTGCCGCCCGAGGGGAACGACTCGACGAAGCGCACACCCGCATCGCCGCTGCCTGCGCCCGCTGCCATTGCTGCGGTGACGAACGCGGTGGTGGCCAGCTGGGTTGTGCTGGTCCCAGCCGCCGCAGTCGGTGCAGTCGGCGTACCCGTCAGGGCAGGCGACAAGAGCGGGGCGTAGGCCTGCGCTTTCACGAACGCGGTGGTCGCGATCGACGTGTCGTTGTCGCTGGTTGCCGGGGTCGGTGCCTTCGGATCTCCCGTGAAGGTGGGGGAGGCCAGCGGTGCGCCGCCCGTCACGTCTGCGATTGTGAGCAGGATGTCGCCCGTGCGGCCCGCGACGGTCGACACTGCGCCGCCGCCGCCACCACCCGCTGCTGCGATTGCTGCCTTCACGAACGCGGTGGTCGCGACCGAAGTATCGTTGTCGGAAGTCGCCGGTGTCGGTGCGGTCGGGTTGCCGGTGAAAGCAGGGGACACGATCGGCGCGGCGCCTTGCAGGGCCTGCTGCGCTGCCGTCTGTGCTTCATCCCGAGCGATGCCCGCTGCGACAGCAGCTGCTGCCGCGTTGCCTTCCGAGACGCCCGCTGCGACCTTCGACGTGTTCGCTGCCACGGCTGAGGCGGCTGCGTTCGTTTCCGAGATCCCTGCTGCGATCTTCGAGGCGTTCGCGGCGGTTGCGCTTGCGGCCGAGTCTGTCGCAGCAGTGGTCGCACCAGTGTTGCTAGATGCAGCCTGCGTGGCGAATCCAGATGCTGCGGTTGCGCTCGCTGCTGCCGCGACCTTGCTCGCGTTCGAGGCCGTCTCGGAGGCTGCGGCGTTTGTTGCGCTCGTGCCCGCTGCGACCTTCGACGTGTTCGCCGCCGTCGCGCTTGCCGCAGCTGCTACGGCGCTTTGCGCCGATGCCGCTGCGCTCGCTGCCGCTGCCTCGGCCGACGTCTCGATGTCGTCCAGTTGTTCGGGGTCCAGAAGACCAGCAGGTCCAGCCGGACCGGGGTCCCCCTGGAAGCCGCGGATGGAGTACCCATCCGGCCATGCCCCAGCCAGTTTCGGGCCATACATGTCGTCGTTGTCGAGGTTGCGGTAGAAGTCACCGTCAACGCCGATGGAAGCCGAAGGTGCGCCAGACCCGTACAGGATCTTGCTCGCAGCGTGCGGCGTGGTGGAGAGGACTGGCGCCACGACGAGCGCCAGTGTCTGGCCATCCGGGTTTGTTGGAACGCCGGTATTCGTTGTCATTCAGAAATCCTGTTGAAGAGTTGGTCAAGGGTCTTGCGGTCGGACTCGATTACTTGTTGGCAGGCGCCAAGCTGAATGGCGACGCGGTCAGCTCGTTCGGCTTCACTGAGAAGAAATTCAGTAGCCGCAGCCGAAAGTTCGGCTCCTGCTTGACCGTCACCGACGCTGGCGCCGGGGGCAGCTGAAACTTGGGCGGGGCACTTGGCGCCGGAGTCCCGCAACCGCAGAGCACCGGAACGAACATCAGCGAGATCGCGAGCGTGGAGAGCATCTTGTTCATGGAGCTTTTCCTGATAGGTCGCGTCGATCTGGTTGATGACCAGCGTCGACTGGGTTTGTGCGAAGAGCGCGAGTGAATCCGCGCGTTGCTGCGCTTGAGAGAGGGCCAATGCGTTCTCAGCCAGCACGCTGCGGTAATAACCGTGCGTGAGTCCCCATCCCATAGCAGTCCCAAGCAATCCGACTATGGCTGAAACGATCAAGGTGATTTTCACGGCTTGGCATCCCCGGCTTGCTGAGTGAAGCGGTTGAGGAACAGGTCAAGTACCTTCGAGCTGCCGTAACCAGCGACCGTGATCGCACCAGCCTCACTCGTCGAAGACCAGTGCATTGCTTCGCAGAAGAAGAACGTGACAAGACCCGCGGCGACCCCGCACACGAGATCCTTCGAGACTTCAAGCTTCCACCGCGATAGATCGGGGGCGGCTGACAAGCGCTGAAGCGTGAAGGCCGCACCACCGATGCCACTCAGGATCACGGTGATCATGTAGGCGATCACCGGGATGCTGGCCAAGTCAGCCCCGAACGCGACATCCGAGTGAGTGGCTGCATACGCAGTCACCGACCACATGAGGCTAAGAAGTACGGCCCACTGCTTTATTGTTCTCTGCACGCTCGACCCCGTACGTGAAAAAGATTTCGGAAGCTCAACATCAAAGCGAATATCGACATCGAGCTGTAAATAACGAGCATGTCTATACGCACGCTTCTAGTTGACTGCTCAGCAACGAACAGGTGTGACGCGTAGGAAAATGCCGCGAGCGTGTAGGCCCATTGCCGCCACTCCATAGCCCGCTTGAAAACAAAACGCTCTGGTAGAAGGTCATTGACCAGCAGGTCAGCAACCAGCAGGACGCTTACTGCCACCATGATTCCGGTGAAGGTCCAACCACCGACATCCATCGAATTCACCACGGCGATTCCAGCTACGATCAACGCCCATGTCGTGAAAGCTGCTCTGAAGAAGAAGTCTTTCCGGTTCATTTATGCAATCTCCGTGAGCGCTGCGCGGGCGAGTGCAAGGTAGGCTTGCCGTTCCGCTAGACCGTTCGTACCGCCGTTGACCACCTTCGTCACCTTGACGAAGTCCTTCTTGGCCGCGAGGTCGTCGAGCTTGTGGTTCCACCAGAAAGCCGCAGCGCTGTCACACGCGTTCTTCGGTTCACACAGCAGGCGAGGGTTGGCGATGAGGTCCAGGCCAAGCAGCATTCCCATCAAGAGATGGTTCTTGCGGCCAGTACACTGGATCATCCCGTGACCCTTAAACTTTTCCCCGTCCCCCGGCTCGGTATTGCCGAGATCCAAGCGGCCTTCATAGGCCTTGCCGCTCGCAATCTCTTCAAGCCACTGGCCTTCTCCAGACTCGTGCGAGACCTGCGCGATGAACTCGGCCGTCTCTTCGAGCGTGTCGATACCGAAGCGAGCCATCGCGTCGGAGAGAAGTGGGGCGAACAGGGCACAGCGCGCGGCCGGCGCGCGCTTCCAAACCCTCTGGAGCTGGGCGGCGGTGATGGACATCGAGCACTCGTGGTGGTGGTGAGTGCCGAAATTTTAAGGGGAGCGTTTACGTTGGTCCAAAGAGTTTCTTTGCACCACAAACGAAAAAGGACACCGTTCGGTGTCCTTTGGAACCAGCTTGAACCAGCGTGGTATCAGGGCTTCGGCAGGTCGTATCCCGAAGGCCGGGTCGGCGACAGGATCACCGACCAGAACAGCCACATGACCAAGAAGACGGGCATGATTACAGCTCGTCCGAAGCAGACGGATAAGCCACCGGCAGCGTCAGCACGCCTGCCGGTGACTCTACGGCCACCGCGATCTCCGCGTCCGGAACTCGACGGGCCTCGTCCAGATCGATTTGCAGATCGAGGTTCTGCTCGGTGAGCTTCGCGTTGCAGTCTTGCATGCTCGCCAGCGCGGCGAGCGTCTTGCCCATCCGCATGTTCAGATCGTCGATCTCCGACTGCTGCTTCGCGGCCAGTTCCTGCGTGCCACGCAGTACGGCTTGCACGTGTTCGAGCGCGGCGCTGGTGTCGGCCAGCTGGTCGAGCGCCATGTTGCGCTGCGCCTGCAACGTGCGGATGAGGGGCATCGGGTCTTGCTGTGGCTGTGGTGCTTGCGGTGTGCTCATGATTTTTCCGTTTCGATCCGTATGATTTTGCGGGTGGTGGTCCGCTTATGCGCCAGAGGTCCGAAGACACTCTGGCGGGTTTCGGGCAGCGAACCAGTCATCGGCTCGATGCGTTGCAACGTACAGCCTGTCAGCTCCAAGAGGGCAGTCGCCAGGAACACGACGTTATCGCTGTAGGCGGTATCGCACGTGACATCCCAGAGATCGCCTTCGAGGAACATGCAAGAGCCTTTGCATAGCTGCACGACAGGGCAGCTGGAACAGTGCTCGCGGGTCGACCAGTGGCGCGAGGACTGCACGCGCACCGCAGCCATGTCTTCGATCGAGCCAGCCCGGTGGCTCTTTCCGTTCGGGGCGACGGAGACAGCCGATACGTTCTGGCACGTGAGGACATCGCCGTCGAGCGTCACCGTGAGGCTGTCGGAGCGATCGGAACCGCACTTCTGGCCAACGGTGGACGCCAAGCGACCCGTTTGCAAGGAGTCTGCGAAGTCGTAGATCTTCTCGGTCACCGAGCTGAAATTGAGAGCCATCCCCGCCTTCAGCTCGTCGAACGCCTTGCGACGATAGTCGACGTGATCCTGAGCGTCAAGGAAAGACATACCCCTGCCGCCCTCGTCGTAGGCATCCACAAACATGCCCTCGCCGATGGGCACTTCCGCGTCGTTCGTCAGCCGGACGAAGAACTGTTGTATCGCCGCACGCGATGTATTTTGCGAGTGCAGCATTGCATTAAAACTGATACGCCCGAGCGGTCGCAGGCGCCGGTACAGCATCAGGATCGCCTCGCGCTTCTCGGGATCATCGAGCGGGTCCGGCCCGCGTGCGGCTTGGCCAGGACCGTCGTGCGAGATGCCGATGTGGAAGCCATTCGCGATCAGCCAGCTCGCCTTCATCGGATCGAGCAGCGACCCGTTCGTGATCATCTTGAAGGTCAGCGCCGGGTAGCGAATGCGCAGCTGCTCGACGAGCGGGACCAGCGTCTTCCAGTAGACCAGTGGCTCGCCACCCCAGAACTCCACCGTGGCGTCGTCCGCGAGCGAGGCGTTCCAGCTCAGGCGCGAGATGAAGTGATCGACCGAGTAGGGGCCGGTGGGCTCCGCGTGCGGCACGAACCGCTGCGAGCAATACTCGCAGCTGTAGTTGCACGACAGACCCATCTGGATCTTCAGCGTCCGGATCGTTTCCGACTTGCGGAAGTCTTGCGGGGCAGGGCTTCGAGGGGTGTCAACCTCTCGCGGAGCGAGCACGGGGCGACCCGTGCAGGCGTCGACCAGCGTGCTGCGCATGTTGTTGTAGAAGAAGTCGCGGCCCTCGGCCGTTTTGAGGACGAAGGTTGTCATTTGCCGATGGTGGTGAGGTAGACCTGCTGGCGTTCTCGCAAGGCTGTCTTGAAGGCCACCACGTCGTCGAGGGTAGCGGCTTCATCCTTCAGCGTCAGCACGCCCGCATCGATGAGTCGCTGCACCTTCTCAGCAGGCAGCAGCTCGATCAACCAGCTCGTCAGCAGATCGACCTGGGCCTCAAGCGCCGCGAGCGAGTCGTTCGTCTTCGTGTGCTTGAGTAGCTTGTGCTTGGCCCAGTGCCGTTGCAGCAGCGGTTCGATGCTCGGCATCAACCGCTTCATGGCCATGTCGCCGCTGTCCGTCGAGTTGTCGACCGTGGGGTTCGGGTTGTTCGGTTCGCGTGTGTTGCAGAAGAGGATCGCCGTGTAGTCGGTCTTCTCGGGGTTGATGCCGATCATCACCACCGGGCGGAACTCATCGACGTTCTTGCGCAGCATCGCCTCAGACCAGCTGTCACGCGACTCGTGCAGATCCGTCGCCCACATCACGGCCCACGTACCTCCGCGCGTGCGGGTCAAGTACATGATGTCGTTACCATACTGGACGAGGTTCATGTTGAACTGCCAGTAGAGGCTGAGCGATGCGCACTGCAAGACGAAGCCCGTCTCCGTAGGCAGCACGGTGACGATGTCGGTGATTCGAGCGGCGTCTTCTTCTGAGAGATCCGTGGGGATCAGGCTTTTATGGACGAGCATTGAACAGCTCCTTGTTGAGCGGCACGTGGGCGAGGGCCATGCCCTTCCACTCGAAGCTGTCGTAGTCGAAGGTGGCTTCGTCCATGCCAGCGCTGACGACGAAGCCTTCCGCGATGATCATGTGGGAGCCACCGACGATCGGCAGGTAGACCTTGGTCTCGGCGGGGGCGGGGTAGCGGAACACGCGTTTCTTCTTCCAGCCATCGAGATGCGCGAACTCGTCGAGCTTGTCGTTCAGCTCCAGTAGGTCGTCATGGTCATTCAGGCCCTTCACGACGCCCGCATGGACCCCGTTCATGAACGAGGCCTTGTCGACCACCGCGAAGCCTTCCACGCCGTCGCGGCGCGTCCAGAACGCATGGTCATCGGTCCACTTGAGCGAGCCGTCGGCGAACATGCACATCGAGCGCTCGCCGAGGAACGGCGTCTCGATCTCGATGATCGGCTCGGGGCCGGTGGGGGTCATGACGATCTCGCCAACCATCAGCGACTCAACGGTGCGCCACGTCTTGCGGTCGCCCATCAGGATCCGCGTCCCAGCCGGGAAGCACGTGCAGGCGCAGTTGCAGTTGCAGTTGCCGAGCGTACGCACCAGCTGCACCTGACTGCCGCTCTTCTGGAGGTAGAAAGCCTGCGGCAGCACGACGCCACTCGGCTGGCTGTTCAGCGTACCGACCGAAGTCAGGGCGCCCTCGGCGCTCTTGGACGCGAAGCGCTCGTGAAGCCAGCCGTAGCCACTCGTCCAAATCATCCCCGTGCCCTGTTCGAGCGAGTGCCAGTCGGTGCTGAAGCCCTTGCCGCCGTAGATACGCACGTTGGACGTATCCTGCATGAAGATCCCGCCGCCGAAGGTCTGGCTGTACCAGCCCGTCACGCCGTTCGAGCGGTACCAGCCGTTGTTGAAGACCTCTCCGAGCGTGTCACCGTTACGGTTCAGCTTCGCGCCCTGCACCACGTTGTAGAGGTAGTCGACGTAGTTCTTCGTCGCGGCGTGGTAGGGCTGCTGTGGATCGGTGTACAGCGTCAGGAACCCCGACATGCTGTCGCCGCCACGCGAGACCCGCGAGTTCGCGCTGTTGATTGCATTCGTTGCCTGTGCATCGACGTACCGTTTCGACGCGGCGTGCAGCGCGGAGACCGGGTCGTTGACCAGCGTCAGGTAACCGGTCATGGTGTCGCCAGCTCGCGACACCCGCGCGTTCGCGTTCGCGTTAGCCGCGTCCACGCTGTCCTGATAGGCGAAGGGACGCGTGTAATCCAGCTCGACCACCCACGTGAGCGGTGACACGCTCGACAGCCGATAGAGCTTGTTCTGGCTCGTGCTGTAGTAGGGCATGCCAACGACCAGCCCCACGGTCGGGAAGTTCGGGCCGGAGTTGCGCGAGATCGCGGTCTGGTCGTTATTCAGGAGCGGCAGCAGCGAGTCGGAGACTCGCGCACTGTCTGGAATCTGAGTGTATTGCTGCATGTGGTGGTGTCCTCTGGTTCCCGAATTTTACGGGCGCGGGCCAGCGCGCCCAAGGAGTTTTAGTACGCGTGCGCAGCCCAGGTCAGCGCGCCTGTGATCTTCGCCTTGTCCACCGTACGTTCGAGGTAGCAGTCGAAGCCCGTCTTCGTCACCGAGCCGTCCACCACGCGCGCCACGCACGCATCACTCGCGCTCTCCACGGCCACGACCATCGTGGGTGGAATGTGGAACGTGCGGTTGAAGTTGACGTGCACGCTGTTCGCCACGTTGATGATCTTCGAGCCCCGGTCGAAGATGTCGGGGACATCGACGACCAGCTGGAGCTTTTCGATGATGCCCCGGTCCCCGTTCTCCGACTCCATCCCGAGGCGGAAGATCGCGTTCTTGTAGGTGTAGTCACCCGCGAAGAAGTTTTGGAACTTCGAGAAGCCAGCTGGGGCGTCGCCGTAGAGCAACGCCGGGAAGCTGTCGTCGTCGAGCAGGGTTGACTTGATCGTAACGTCAGAGATTGTGTGCGGCATGATCAATACAGTTGGACGTAGATTCCGGCACCAATGCCAGCCTTCGCGATCGACGCGCGATACCACGCGCCATTCTCTTTGCCGAAGTAGATCCGGCGATCGTTCAAGTCCTGCGACAAGCCGACGAGGTAGCGCTGGCCGACAAGCAGACCAACCGGCATCGATACCTTCGTACCATCGTTGTCGATCGCATACAGTGACTGCGTAGCTGCGGTGTAGCCGATGCGGATGAACTTGCCATCCCGGCCAACCACGGTGGCGAAGACCTTGTCGGTCAGGTCATCAGGAAGGATCCAGAAGCTCATCGAGAAAGCGTTCGGCACGTTGGTGCTGTACTTCACCTTAGTCGGCAGCGGTTGAAGCGGCGCGACCTGACACCAGAGGCCCGCCCCGAACTTGCTCGGCTTGTAGGTGACGGTCTGGTTCTCGACCACCGCACCATCCTCGCCGGTGCCCGCGTAGGTGAGCACGTTGTCGAGCCGCCACTGGTACAGGACATTAGCCGGGAGTCCTACCGACATTGCGATCTGGATGCTATACACGATCGAGGCGACGTCACCCGGCGTCGTCCATGTCTTGTTTGCGATCGGGTCATTCCAGGGGAACGTGGATTGAGCCCACGTCGTCTTGTCGTCGACGATGGCGTTCAGCCCGATGAACAAGCTGTTCTGCGCCTTGAACACATCGGGCAGCGCGACCGAGAACATGTACTCCGACTTGGTTTGGCCGTCGTCCATACGCAGCTGGTTCGGGCCGTACGTGACCATGTTGTACTTCGCACCTTGGAAGTTGTTCACCACTTCGTCGGTCGTGTACAGCAGGTTGGTGTTGTCGGACTTCGCGATGTCGGTCGTGACGAACGTCGCCTTGTCGGAGTAGATCCCCGGTGAAGCGATGGCCTTGAGCCAGAATAGGCGCGTGCCCGCGGCGCCCGCCGTCACGTGGTAGCTCGTAGACTTGACCTTCGCGAGAAAGATCGCGGTGGCCCAGGTAGCTCCTTCACGGATCTCGTAGTCGAGAATGTTGTCCTCGGGATTCGGGTCCCAGCGGATGTCGACGAAGTTGCCCGACTGAACCGCGATCACACCGCTGACCGGCGACGGTCCAGCGAGGAGCGCCAAGCACAGCGTGGCCTGCGGCGAGTAGTTACCCGACGTATCCTTCGCTCGGATCAGGAAGCTGTACGAGCCTCCCGTATCCGTCGTCCACGCATACTTCGTCGCCGCATAGTCAGTGATCAGAACCTTCGCGGTATCCCACGTGTCTCCCAGCCGGATCTCGTAGCCGAAGCGGTCGAGGTCAGGGATCGCGTCCCAGCTCAGCAGGATGTCGAGTGCGCGCCGCTCGAAGCGGAAGTTCTTCACGTTGCTCGGGGGCTGGTCCTTGCCGACACACTTGTAGTTCCACATCGCGAGCTGCGCGCTGCGGTAGCCGAACGCGCTCACCGCCTCCACCACGATGTCGTACAGGGTACCGGTCTTGCAAGGTGCAAGGATCACGCCTTCACCCGTGCTGTTCGTCTCGAACCACGTCGACTGGAGGCTTTCGCGCCAGCGGATGATGTACTTCTCGACCAGCGCGTTGCCCGGTGGGTCCCAGTGCGCGAAGATCCGCGCCATGATCGAACCATCCTGGCCGAGCAGCAGCATGTCGGTACCGGACTCGGCAACGAGGTTGGTTGGCGGGGGCGGGATCAACGGGTTCTTGAACGAGTAGGGAACCGAACCAATTGGGATGCAGTTGTCTGCCGCCCACTGCTTGTTGACGTTCATCTCAACAGCAGTGATAGTGAACTGGTTCGGGTTGTTGTCGACCGGTTCAATCGACATGACGCGGAACGGCTTGGCCAAGCCGAAGCCGCCGTTGTCCTCGATCGAGAACACGGTGCGGTCAGGGATGTTAGGCGGCAGCACGCCGCTCACGATCAACAGCTCGTACACCGCGCCGACCTTGCCTGGGTTGACCACGAGGTTCACGAGCCCGGTGGTCGTTTGCAAGCGAAGGCCGAAGTTCTGGTTCTGCGTGAAGTAGATCGGGTCACGAAGGTTGATCTTGCCGTTAGCGATCGACTTGATCCGGCCGCTCGTAGCCCAGCCCGTCACTGGGTCGGCGACGTAGATCGTCTTGTACGGGTCGAGAAGGACACCGAGCCGCGCGGTCGTGAACGTCACCGTGGCGCATTCCGTCGTCGCCGTGATGAGGCGGTAGTGGGCACGACGCAGCGCTTCATGCTCGTCGGTACAGCCAACAGCATCGAAGGTGAGCGGAATGCTTCCGTTCAGAGCGATGTGGTCCGGGCTGCGAGCGGGACGAATGTCCTCTTGCCAGTCAAGATCTGGGTTCACGAACTTGACGGTGAGATCGTTGTATCGAGTCGTCATGTCCGTGAACGTGTAGGTGAAGCCCTCGGGCGTCACGTTCTCGGGAGTGAAGAGCAGGGTGGGTTCTTCCCACTTGTCGACGCGCAGATGGACCATTCCAGTCGCGTCATCAAAGATGATCGCACCGAACGAGCCCGCCACGTATTGCAACATGTCCAGCCCAGACTGCTGGTCCTTGATCGACATGTTGAACGTGTAGCGCGGCTGCGCCCCACCCCGTCCGTTCGCCACTGGCGTATCGCAAAACACCGCAGCGTCGTAGAAGTCAAAGCGATTGCAGGTCAACCACGGGTAGTACTTTCGCAGCCCGTAGTTGGGGTTCATGATCAGGTCATAGAGAACCCACGCAGGGTTGTTCGTCCACGCCTGCTTGAACGACCCATCCCAGGCACCAGAGTAGGTACGCAGATCCGGGTTGTAGTTCGTCGGGACCAAGATCTCAAGACCGTCAATATCGAGGCCGATTTCCGGAACCGAGCCGAACTGGCTAGTCGCGAGCGCGACGACGTGCATGAGCGCCACGCGATCGTACGTGCGGTTGCCCTTCGTGACCTCTTGAAAGGACTCCCAGCTGAAGTCGGCGAAATCTGTGGTGCTTGAATCAGGGTTGTTCTTCTTCACCCGGATGACCCACGTGTCGTTCACACGCGGCACGTCCCACACGTAGTCGACGACATACCCCGCCGTCGTCTTGCCCGTGACGTTGATCGTTCCACCGTTGACCGCCGTCCAGTTCGGGCTGGTGGATTGGCGGTACTGGATCTCGAATGACGCGGTGTGATTGAACGTGCCATCGTCATTCGACTTGTACAACGTGTTGAAGAGCATCCGCGCTTGCAGCTGGTCAACCTTGCCCTTCAACGAATCATTGGTGGCTCGGCTGACCCAAGTCCCTTGGAAGAGCCGCACGCCCACCGCGGTATTCGACGTCTCACCGCCGAGGCGGTAGTTGACCGGGGGATCGCCCGCGTGGCCCCGCATGATCCCGACGTTGAAGCTGTCGAAGTTGACACTCCCGTCCTGAGACATCAGCGGGGTCCCGCCGACGTAGATCGTCTTCATGCCATCGACCGGGCCACGAATCGGGCCTTCACCGAGGGCGAAGACCATCTCTACCACGTCGCGCGAGAAAAGGTTGTCGTCGGTGCGGCTGGGCTGCTTCTGGCCCCCACCGGCTCCGCTGAGTTTCGGGTAGTTGATTACGGCGTCGGTCATATTATGCGAGCAGGCAGTGGCCATCCTGGCCGTAGGAGTATCGGTTCCCGTTGGCGTCGGTGCGACCGCTACAGTAGCCAGCAAGGTTCATGGTGCTGTCGTCCAGGCGCTTCGAGTCGACGTTGAACGACAGGTAGTGCCCGAAGTGACGCACGCGGCCATAGATCAGCGGGATGCGCGTGCCGATCTTCACGGTGTTCTGGTTCGAGGGGACATAGAGCGACTGGTCTGAGCTGCCAGTGTTCGACTTCGGGGTTGGCGCGAGCATCTGGAGGATGCCCCCCAGGATCATCATCGCACCGCTCGTAATCAGCGGTGTGCCAGCGCCGTACCCGAAGACGCTAAGCACGATGCCGACGATAACCATCACCACGCCAATGATGATCTGAAACAGACCGCCGTTGCCACCCGAGCCAGCGAGAGCGGGGTAGATGTGCAGCTCTTCCAGCTCGGTCGGCGCATAGACGGCGTCGCGGCACTCTACGCCCTTCACGCGTACCGGGGTGGGATTCTCCACGTCAAAGCCGGGGTACTGCCTCAAGATCGACAGGGCTTCGGCCACCGTGTCGGCGTGGACCTTAATCGGTTCTGGATGCAGCTCCTTCAGGGAGCCATGCAGATAGATCGTCTTCATGGAGTATCACCGCCTTGTTCCGTACGTAGTAGCACCAGACCTCGCTTTCGCTGACGATGTAGTGGAACCAGTCGGGGTAGCTTTGGAAGGCCCGATAGTCCTCGACCGAAAGGTTCGGCCCAGTTCGGGGGTGCGTGTGCCAAGTGGCCGACACGCGGCCCTCGTATTGTCCGATGGAGTCCGGACTGATTTCAAAGGATTTCTCGGGGTTCGGATCAACGTTAGGACACTCGACGATCGACCCGTCATCAAGCACAAAGCCGCAGCGCTCAACCTGCGGGTTCCACAGAGCCAGCAGTAATTCGTTCATATCTTGCCCTCAAGTGCGGAGGTAGGAAGTTCATGATGTCGACCTTCTCTACCAGCTCCAGGTTCTTCGCAGTGATGTCGGGATGGCGGATGACGTCCAGCACGCGACCCGTCCATCTGTCAGTGAGAGGGTCCGCGACCGACTTCTGGTTGAACAAGTGGTGCAGCATGTAGCCGTTGCCGACATAGACCCCGATGTGATTCGCGTGGCCACTCCGGTTCGCGAGCCGCATCATCAACAGGTCACCGATCTCCAGTCGATTGAACGGCACGCACACAATCTGAAACCCCTCACGGTTGAAGTAGTCCGTGAGGAGGTTCAGGCCAGAATCGTCGAATCCGAACGGTCGAGCGTAGTTGGTCAGCTTCATGCCGTACTTGTCGGCCATCCAGCGGCGCACGAGACCGTAGCAGTCGTCTCGTCCGACTACATACGGGATGCCTTCGTAGCCCTCGGTGTACTTTTCAAAGAGAGACATGCGGGTATTCAGGTGGATAGAAGGCTCGACCCGGCAGCAGGAACTGCTGTCCGTCGAGAGGCGAGCGCAGCTCGAATGTCGCGAGGGTCTTATTCAGCTGAAGAGGTTTCGAGATACGCCACGTGTTCATCTGGAAGATGCCCGCGTTTGCGATCAGGTGTGAGAGCAGCACGCGGTAGCGTGTGATCTGCGCACCATCAAGCTTGCCCTGCGCGATGAACGCTGACCAGACACCGTCAGGGTTTGCGAGCGTGAACTTCGGACGCTTCCACTCACCGGTTGCATTTGCACCTTCCTGCGTCAAGCTGACCGGGATAGACTCGAACGTCAGGCCCTGCCACACCACATCCTTCCTCGCGGTCACGCAGACAGTGGTGCTCCCACCGATCTGGTTGAGGACGATCTTGAACAAGTCGATCTTCGCGTCTGCATCAAGCTTGTACGCATCGTCGATGTGGGTCTGCGGAATTGTGTCGATCGTCATGGCATCTCCACGAATTCAAGGCTGAAGCCTTCCGTCCAGCCGTCTCCACCCTTCACACCCTTCGGAAGTTCTAGCGGCTTGCTGAAGCGAACGTTCAGGAGGCCTAGCCACGGGTGGGGGTACTGGAAGGTCTTGTGAAGCTTGTAGTTCTCGTAGAACAGGAGCAGAGCCCCCGCGTTGTTCTTGTAGTTCGTGGTCGAGTCCATCGCGCCGTTGGCCGTGATGCCGCGCCACATCGACTCAAAGGAGAGAACGAAGATGCGTTGATCGGGCGACGTTGGGGGCGTAGCAAACCGATATGAGTTGCCGAGCACGACCGTAGTACCCGGATCCGGGTACTTCTCCTCAACCATGTGGTTTGAAAAATCAAATGTCGGCGAGATGGCCATTAGACTTGTCCCATTGCTACCTGCTTGATCAGCTGTTTCGTCGAGCCACCGCGGATGATGTCATCGGAGATCGTGGCCAGGACATCGCGCGGGCCGAGCTGCGGCTTCTGGTCAGGCGCCACTACCCAGACGTTGACGTGGTCAGGCTGCTTCTCGCGCTTCGCTTGCGGGGCCGGTGTGCTCTTCGAGACCACCCGGTTGCCTTGCGCGTTCAGGCCGTTCAAGAAGTCCTCCCCGACCGAGTCCACCGCGCTCGTGTTCATCACCACTTCGCCCGGTTGGAGCAGGGCGTGGACCGAGTCGCGCGTGTTTATCGGACCTTGCACCTTGCCGCCGCCGATGTAACGGCGCATCGAACCACCGCGCGTAATGGTGCCGCCTGCGCTCACGACACCACCTTGGATTGCGAAGGCCGTACCGGCTGAGTCGAAGCCACCCGTCATCCCAGCGCCACCGCCCACACCACTCCCACCACCCCCGAACGCTCCGATGATCGACTTCACGACAGCCAGCGCGGCCTGCTGTTCGAGGATCTGCAACATCGCTTGCAGGAACGAGCGCGCGAAATCCTTGATCGCTTCGCCCGCGCTCTTCGACCCCGTGAGGATGTCGTCGAAGAACTTGGCGAAGGCGTTGGTCGACTGGTTGAGCAGCTGGTTGTAGTCGTCGAGGGCCAGCGCCATCTGGTCGTGCGTCGTGAGGAAGTTCTGGTTCGCTGCGTTGATCCCCTCCATCAGCCCAAACGGAGTTGCCTCGTTCTTCGCGGCCATCTTCGCTTCGAGCTGCGCTTGCTTCTCCGTGAGCGAGACTTCCTTGTTCTTCAGGTCAGTGATCTCGGCCTGCGACTGCTGGCGTTTAGCCGAAAGGCGGGTGATCTCATCCTCGGTGCGCTTGAACTCGGCCTGATCTTCCGGCCGCAGGCTTGGTGCCAGCGCGTCGCGTTTCGCGAACAGCCCCGTCGCGGAGCCCTTCGTCCCATCACCTTCATCACCCAGTCCCGCCGTCTTGGCGAGTTCCCGCTCTGCCCTGGCTCGCAACTCTTGAAGCGCGCGTAGGTTCGCTGAGTAGGTGACCAAGTCCTTCGCGTCGGTGGCGTCCTGATCCGCAGCAGCCTTCATGGACAGGCTCTGGCGTTGAACGCCGCTGAAGCGTCCGGCGAAGCGCGGGTCGCCCATGAACTGAGCTTGCGCTTGGTCCTCCGTCACCGGGCGAGCGTTCTGCTTCAGGTCAATGGCCATTTGCACGGCACGGGTCTGCTCGTCCTGCTTCAGCTTGTTCATGAAGGAGGCGAAGGCCCGGTCGCTCGCACGCATCTCCGACTTGAACTCTTCCTGTCGGATCCGCTCTTTCAGCGCTCCGACGTGCTGCGCGTTCTTCTCGATCTGCGTCTTGACGGCTGCGTCCATCTCGGTGCGCAGCGACTCAAGTTGTTCCTTGACCTCATCCGAGTACTCACCGGTCTTGCCCATCTTCGCGCTCGACCGTTCAAGCGTTTCGATGTGGCCTTTGTACTCGTCCGTGATGAGCGTAACGGCCTTCACGCCAAGGGCCTCGGCCTTATCCGGATCCAGCGTCCCCTGCATCTCCTGATCGGTCTTGGCGAGCTGCGCCTTGAGCGCGCGGGCTGCGGCCTGATCGGTCTTCTTCAGTGCCGTAGCGGCTTCAGCACGAGCTGACTCCAGCCTCGAACGAATCGAGGTCTGTGCAGTTTGCAGGTCATCGATCTGCCCCTTCAGAAACTCCTTTTCAGGCTCGGTCGTCGCCTCAGCCAGTTTGGCTTCGAGTTGACGCAGCAGCGCGCTGTTGTCCTCGCTCTGCTTCATGAGGCCCGAGTTGCCTTCAAGGTTGTTCAGACGGCCAAGCGCGCCGATGCCACGTCCAACCGTCGACACGTACCGGCCAGTCTCGGGGCTGGCCTGCGAGAGCAGCTGAAGGAACTCGTCCTTCGTGACACCGGTCGGGTCGCGGTAGTCATAAGACCGTCCGTCCTTTGTCTTCTGGCCGAGGAAGTTGTCGAACTTCCCCGGCCCCCAGTTGTAGGCTGCAAGGCCGAGGTTGACGTCGCCGCCGTACCGCTGAATCTGCTGCCCGAGGTAGAGCTTGCCAAGCTTTTCGTTGTAGGCCGAGTCCGTGTTGAGCGCGTTCAGGTCGAACGGGATACCGTTCTTCGCGGCGACCTCGCGGGCCGTGCTCGGGCGGATCTGCGCGATGCCGACCGGGCTGTCAGGGTCCCCCGGCATCGACCTCTGCGGGTTGCCGAACTTGTCGAACTGGCGGTTGCCCGTCTCCTGAAGCTTGAGCGCAGACCAGACGCGCTCGACCGGCCCAGAGGCGGCACCGAGTACGTTCTCCGTGGCTTGCGTTGCGGCCTTAACGGTAGCGGCGAGCGCCTGCGCGTCGGGGTTGCCGTTCGCGAACTTCTGGTTTGCCGATGACTTGTCAGCGTTCTTCTTGTCGCGCTCGAAGCCCTCTGCGGCCTGGACGCTCTGCGACACCTTCGTAACGTTGTCCAGCAGGTTCGTCAGTGCCTGGACGGTCCCCGCTGCGATCTTCTTGTCGTCTACGGTGACGTCAGCCGCGCGTCCGCGCTGGCCAGCCTTCTGTACGGCGTCGCTGATGGCCGTACGAGCCGCTGCTTGGGCCACGAGGTTGTTAGGCTGGCCGTGGATACCCGCGACGTCCTCGAAGCCCGCCTTGACCTGCTCCGTCACGTCCACACCCAGATCCTTCAGGTACTGGAGGACAGCCGGAATGGTCTCGGCAGTCAAGCCCGTGTCCAGCGGGAGGAACCCCTGCGATTGCTTGCGACCGGGCAGCAACCCGAAGCGGCTCTGGTTCTTCTCATTTTGTGAGAGGAAGCCCTCGCCGACGTCGACGTTCGGGGCATCTCCTGCCAGCGCCGCTCGGATCTTGTCGCTCGGGCCTGCGGTCGCACGCCCTTGAAGATCCCTCGCGCGCTCACCCGCCGCTTCCCGCGCCTTGTCGATCATGACGCCCAGCTGCGAGCTGAGCACGTCGGTGTTCATCTCGTAGCGCTTGGCCAGCTGGTGGCGAAGGTCCTCCAGCTTGTCGATCAGGTCTTGCGTCTTCTCGATCCCGCTTTTGTCGAGCTGAACGCCGTACTTCTCGAACTGCTGCGCCGCGTCATCAGTTGCGCTCTTCAGCGCGCCCTTGTCGTTGTTCAGGGCCTGCGTCTTGCTGCGCAGCGTGTCGATCTGCTTGCCGACGCTGTCGTAGGCCTGCTTCGACTCCTGCATCGCGTCCTTCGCGCCGTTGACGGCGGTGCGCTGCTTGTCGAACGTGTCCTCAGCCTCCTTGGCCTTCGACACGAAGTAGGCGATGCCCGCCCCGAGCCCCGCGATCAGGGCGACGACTGGGCCGATGGCAGCACCCATCGCGGCCATCCCGACCGAGGCCTCCGCGCTCACGAACAGGAGCCCCGAGAGGCCTCCGATCAATTTGCCCAAATAGGCCATCCCCACCGCGAGCGTGCCGGTTCCGACCGCGATGCCGACGACCTCGACAGTTGTCTCGAACTCACGCAAGAAGGCCGACGCGTCAGAGGTCACCTTCAGCAAATTCTTGAAGCCATCGAGCAGGGGCTTGAACGCGTCACCCGCCAGCGCGCTTGCCTGATTCTTGAAGCGATCGAACTGCGCGCCGAGCGTGTTGAACTGCTCGGCGTTGGCACGTGCCGCCGCGTCGGTGTTGTTCAGCGACTGCTGGAACTCAGCCATGCGGGGCAGGTTGTTCGACAGCGCGGTGAACGCCGAGGCGCTACGTGCTTCGAACGCCTGCAACGCGTCGGCCGACGTGAAGCCCGCGTCCTTCAGGTTTTGCAGCGCGCCCGCCAAGCCATGCGTCTTGACGCTGATGTCCTCTTGCGTGAGGCCGAGCTGGTCGAGGATCGCCTTCAGCGCCTTGCTGGGCTTCTCAAGGTCGATCAGCAACTGGCGCAGACCACCGCCGAGCGTTGCGCCCGAGGCGGTGCCGTTGTCAGTGATGGCCACGGTTGCAGCCAGCATGTCCTTGAACGAGACACCGGCTTCGCTCGCGGTCTCGCCCGCCGTTTCGATCGACGTGCGCAGCTTGTCCATTGTCAGGCGCGACGAGTTGACTGCCTGCGCGATCTGGTTCGTGATCTGGACAGTGTCGGTCGCTGACAGCTTGAACGCGCCGAGCGCGCCGGTAACGGTCTCGACAGTCTGGTTGAAGTCCTCACCTGTTGCCGTCGCGAGGTCTGCCACGCCCTTGAGCGCGACGCCCATCTGGCCCACGGTGACACCCGTCTCCGACAGGGCGGCAGCAGCTTTCGTCAGGTCCACCGCGCTGTAGCGGGTCGCGTTCGAGACACCCTCGATCGTCGCCGACAGCTCTGTCATCTGGCCTTGCGTGGCACCAGCGATCGTCTTCAGGTGGGCCAGCGCTTCCTCGTACTCGACGGTGAAGCGGATCGCGTTCGCAAACGCATTGATGAAGCCCTGAGTGATCGTGTAGTTGGCGAGCAGTGCAGTCTGCGTCAGCGCGATGGCAGCACCACCGTCGCCGAAGGCCTGCCGGTAACGGCGCTGGCGCGTCTGCGCGTCGCGTGCGGATTGCGCAGCGGGGGTGGCATTCTGCTTCGCGGCCTCGCGACGTGCGTCCTCGGCGTAGGCCTGCCGCAGAGCCTTCTCAAGCGCAGCATCCTTCTTCGCGTCATCCATCCGCTTCCAGACTTGCGCGCGGCGAATATTCGCGTCGAGCTGAGCGTCCTGCTGCCGGGTGCGGCGTGCGTCTTCAGCGAAGGCCTGCTGCATTGCCTTTTCGAGCGCAGCTTCCTTCTTCGCATCGTCCATCCGCTTCCACAGCTCGGCGCGGCGCACGTTCGCTTCGAGCGCGTTCGCTTGGGCGAGCGTGCGGCGCTTGTCCTCGGCAGCGGCCTGCCGCATCATCTTTTCTAGCGCGGCTTCCTTCTGCGCGTCATCCATCCGCTTCCAGAGTTCGGCTTGACGGATCTGGCTATCGAGTCGTGCCTCTTGCGCGCGGTCACGACGCGCGTCTTCAGCGAAGGCCTGACGCATTGCCTTTTCGAGCGCCGCTTCTTTCCTTGCGTCGTCCATCCGCTTCCACAACTCGGCGCGGCGGATGTTCGTTTCGAGCTTCACGGAGTCAGAGACCGTCCTCCGGTTGTCCTCGACCTGCGCGCTCTGCATCTGCCTGCCAAGGCGATCCAGCTCCTGCCTGGATTGAGACTCGGCTTGGCGCTGCGCTGCCGCTGCCGCACGACGAGCCAGGGCGAGCGTCTGCTTGTCAGCGTCGAGCTGTTCAAGCTGATCACGCGCAACCTGCGTGACCTTCGGCTGCCCCTGATCGAGTGCACGCCCGAGGCGCACCTTCGAGCCGAGCTGGCGCAGCTCTAGCTCTTTCTGAAGTTGTTCCAGGCGATCGCGGCCTTGGCGCAGTTCACGCTTGGCGCTATCCGAGACCACCCGGTCGCCGTCGATCAACGCCTGCTTGTACTGCTCTTGCGCGGCGGTGACACGCTTGAGCGTCTTCTCGATCTCACCGTTGAGGCTGATCTGGTCTTTGGCGTACTTGCGATTCGCCTCAGCCGTGACGGAGAGGTTCTTGTCGAGCAGCGCACGCCGCTCGTAGTAGGCGTTGAGCTGCTTGTTCGCCAGCAGGGGGACGTTCTTGTCCTGAAAGGTACGCGACTGATTCGCGCCCGAGAGGGTCGCGGAGTTGAACTGTGCGTTCGGGCTCCCGGAGCGGAGGGCGTTGAGAAGCGTACGCATCTCACGTTGCAGACCACCAAGCTCCCTGGTGAAAGCTTGATCCACCGCACCGATGGTGATCTTCGCACCGACTTCCTTGATCTTCAGAAGGTCGTTGTAGACCTGCTTCAGAACGTCAGAGAGCTGGTCGTACTTCTTGAACGTGTCCTCGGCAGGGCCGAGACCGATCTTGAAGTCCTTGATCTGCTGTTTATCTGCCATCCTACGATTTCCCGAAGACTGCTGCTAGTTGACGTTGCGCATCCTCGAAGTTCTTCGGCACCGATGAGGATGACTCACTATCTGAGCCACTTGAGTCGGCAGAATCAGAGCCTAAGAATCCGGAGAGAAGGGTGGCGATCGTCTGGAATTGCTGCACATGATGCGCTTGACCCTCGCCAAGCTTCAAGCGTGTGCGAATTTTAATGTCCTCGCGGGTGTAGGACCAGATAATTCGGGAGAGCTGGGAGGGCACTACATCAAACGCCCAGCAGACCCCTTCCGTGAAGCTCAGGTCGCGGAACCAGTCGGTGAAGGCGGTGAGCTTTCCTGGCTTTTTGGTGCGAGTTTCGTGTATCGCTCCAGATTTTTCTCCTGCGTCTTGACGATTCTCTCCATCGTCCGCAGAAAAAAATCGCAACAGTGCTCCGAGGCCCAGGTCAGCACGGCTTCGGCGTCGTCGAGCGACATGTCCAGCAAGCGTAGATTGATCGGGTCTTGGACCTCGCCGTGGGCATCGCGCGGCGACAGGATGGCCATCAGGGTGTAGTCGCGCAGCTCAGAGTCGGCCGGGATCTGGATCGCGGCTTGGACGTTGCCGACGCCTCGGCAAAGCTCGTTGAGCAAGCCGAACGACATGAACAGCTCGCGCGGCTCGCCGTTGACGGTGACCTTCAGACGCGGCACGGGAGCTGTGGGTTTCTTCGTGGTGGTGGACATGTTTGATCCGGAAATGAGAAAGCCACACGGATCTTAGACCGTGTGGCTTGGTGCATCAAGGATCTTTTTAGTACCGCGAAGAACCTTAGTTTGCCGCTGCGAGCATCGCCTGACCGAACGGCAGGAAGGTGTCGTAGAACGGGTCGTCCAGCGTCAGGTCGTACGGCTGGAACTTGTACGGCAGGTTGCCGAACGAGTCCGACTTGAACGCCAGCGTGAAGCCGCCCGTGATACGGATCTTCGGGATCAGCAGCGCGACCGGCGTGGTGTCCGCGAGCTGGCCGACGACCTTTGCCGACAGGAACGGCTGGTCCGAGCGCGAGCCGATACCAACCACGTTCACCTTCTTGATGACCGCGCCAGACGGGATGGCGTAGTCGAACGACTGCTCATCCTCGACCGTGAAGGTCTTCGCCGTCGCGTCGATCGTCTTGATCTTGGCGACGAGCACCTTGTCGGCGATGCCGGGGGTCAGCACCTGAAGCCAGTCGCCCTCCGTGAAGCCCGTGACGAGCGTCGCCGGGATCAGCGACGTACCCGCCGGGTTGGCCGGAATGTCGGCGTTGGTCGTGGTGCTGACCGTGGTCGGGTCGAACGTCGAGCCGTCGAGCCCCAGGCCATAGGCCAAGTTCTTCGACGTGTGTTCGTACACTTCCATCGTCGCCGTGACCGGGTTGCCGGTCATCACCGAGTACACCACCGAGTTCTTCACGCCCTGCGTCAGTTCGGTGTATGCCGGTTCGCCGCTGATGGTGAAGTTCTTGACGAGGCCGATCGAGTGTTCGAGCGGGTTCAGGTTGAACAGTTCCGACTGGGGGCCAATCATCACGGTGGCCGTGCCCAGCATGAACTTATTTGACTTTGCTTCACCAGCCATCGTGAGTTCTCCGGTTGAAAAATCTGGTAGCACGGATGCTACGTGTGCTACCTTTGAGAATCAAAGGTTTTTATTGGTTGATAGGAGAACCAAGTTATGGAAATGGACGATATGGTGGCTTCGACGTTGCGCCTGCCGCGCGAGGTTCACGAACAGGTTGTGGTGCGGGCCAAGATCAACCGGCGCACGAAGAACGCCGAGCTGATCTTGCTGATTGAAGCTGGGATCGACGTTGGCACAAGCTCTGATCTGAAGTTGATCGAGAGCATCAAGAAGAAAGAGCCACAGTGACGTCGGATGAGGCCATGAACGCGATGTACTTCATGGTCCGTCCGCCTGCATTACTCGCTGGCATCACTCGAACGCCAGATTCGATAGACATCCCCCCGAGCACTTCCCCAGTCACGGAATCGATCACGTCGATACGCTTCGTCGGCAAGAGCCGATTGACGAGCTTACCCATCGCCGCCGTCAAGCGGAACGTGTTCGTGTCGTTCTCGGTTCCAATCCCGATCATCGTCTTCACCGACACCAGATGTTCGTCGATGTCGATCGTGTAGCCCGCCACGCCAATCAACGACCCTTTCGGCAGCTGCTCATAGTCGTTGAGAGCGTCGAGAAGCACCGGCTGGAATGGGTCTTCATCGACGACATTGATCTCAGCCGCGAAATCCTTGCAGAACTTCATCAGGCTCGCGAGCAGGTCTTCGTAAATGTTTTCGCTGATCATAGTTGTGGTCCGTAGGGTAGGGCGGTCTTCCGCATGACCTGCCTCACCGTGGTGTCTTGATACCAGAGCATGTAGGGGCCAAGCAGCGGCCGGTACGCCAGCTTTCCGTCGTTGCGCATCTCGCGGTTCATCAGCTTCGCAATCACGTCGTGAGGAAGACTAGCCCCCGCACCCTTTCCCATTGCGGCAGCGGGCTCTTCGGTGATGCCCCGTTCGAGCACGTCAAGCCCTGAAAGCGCGGGTAGCCACTCGACATGGAGGGTGACGAAGTCCCCTTTGATGTTCATGATCCGCCCGCCTGGATGACTCCCCATGCGCGTCACGCCCTTGTTGTAACGCCGCTTGCCATCCCTGCCGCGGGTATTCGTATGGGACTCGATCAGCACGAGGGGCCTTCCCCAATACTTCGAGGGATTCGCTAGGCTCTTGATCTCTTGCTTGAGGCTCGGCCCCTTCAGCTGACCTTTCTTTCTCGTCTTCGTGTCGCGTTTCTGGCGCTGGCGACGCAGGTAGCGATCCAGGTTGGACTTGCCTCGAAAGGCCGGGGCCATCTCACGCAGCACGAAGAAGTCCCGGCTACCGCGCTTCTTGACCTGTTTGAAGTCCGCGTAAGAGTAGGCGTAGTTCTGCCACTCGCCGTTGGTATCAAGCACCCAATCCGGGGCTCCGTTCGCCCAGTTCCCGAACATGTTCGCCAAGTTCGAGAAGAAGGTGTCGAGCTGCTTGGTGATCGACTTCTCGATCTCATCCGCAAGATCGACGGCAACACCCTCGATCTTCTCGTTCAGGTCCGTGAAGAAGATATCCTCCACGTAGGCTTTAACCTCGGCCCATTCCTTGTCGAGCGGACGGGTTGCCATTACTCGGCCTCAGCGATTGTGACGCCCAGCTCTTGTGCGACGGTCGCGATCTTCATGCCATCGAGTAGGTCGCCCACCTTCAGATCGAAGCCGGTGATGATCCGGTACTTCGTGCGCTTGAGCGAGTTGACGTCATTCTCGTAGCCAGTGTTCATCGAGTCGTACCATGCGAAGCCGACCTTCACCGGCTTGCTGCCTCGATCGAATCCCGTCACCGGGTCCTGGCCGGGGACCACCCGCATCACGTCCGCAGCGAAGGGCGTGCGGAACATGCGGAACAGCTCGTCGTTGGCCGACTTGCTGTAGTAGCCGAGGACGTAGCGGTCGTCGAGGTCGATGACGGTGTCGCCGGGGTACGCGACTGAGCCACGCTTCGCGAGCAGGACCTTCGCAACAGGCCCGAACGCAACGGTGCCGCTCGTGCCGGGGGTCGGCAGAGTGACGTTGCCCCAGATCTTCGAGTTGCCGCGCGTCGTGTTGATCAGGACACGCGTGAGGTTCACGATGGCCATTATGAGTTCGTCAGAGAGTCGGTTGGGGATGACACCACGAACAGCGTCGGGATCGAGGCGCTGACCGAGGGGGCCGTGATGCTCTTCAGTGCTGCGGCCAGCTTGTCGCGCAGATCATTCTTCAAGCGCTCGAAGTCAACCGCCGTGAAGCGGCTGAACGATGAGTTCTCGCTCTGGCGCGACTGGAAAATCCGCAGCTGCAACGACGGGACAGCATCGAGCGCGGCGCGCAGCGCGAGCGCGCGGTTCGCCGCCCCGCGCGACTGGTTCGTTGCCGTAAAGGCGCTGCGGAATGTCTCGCCCTCCTCAGCCACGAGGTCGAAGTAGGAGACGACCAGATCGATGTCGTCGTCCGGTAGTTCGTCCACCGACACCCCGACTAAGCTGCGCACCGCGTCGCATGAGGCTTCGATGGGTAGGAACGCGTGCAGGCTGTAGGACGTGCGCAGCTGGCGGCTCTGTCCGGCCGCGATGAACGAGAGCGTCACGATGCGTGACTCGCTCTCGGACCCCGAGGCAAGCTGGTTGGCGCTGGCGGGCACAGAGATCGACGCGGTCGTCCCCGGCACGGCGACCGGCTGCTGGTTCAGACCGGGGATCGGCTGGCCAGCCTGATCGCGCACCGTGTAGCTGACCGTGCCCGCGTCGGGCTGCGACGGAATGCCGTTGACCAGAATGTCGATGTCGAAGGTGAGGTCTTCACCCGCTTGGAACCATTTCATGGCTCGTCCTCTGTTCAGAACAACGTTACGGATCGGGGGCGGCGTATCACCCCCAGATACCAAAGCTGATGCGTGCGAGACGTTCTTGCGCTGCACGCTTGACGCAGAACCCGTGACCACCACCGTTGCTGACGCGGTCGACACGTTCGGCGCCTGTGTGGCGGCGCCCGTGCCGGTCACTTCATTGCTGCCCGTGACGGTGCCCGTCGCGTCGGAGATGTTCGGCGCCTGCGTCGCCGCGCCGGTACCCTCGATCGACACCGAGCCGGTTGCATCCGCCGTGTCGGCTTGCTGCGTGCTCGCGGCGCTCCCCTCGACCGACACCGAGCCGGTTGCGTTCGAAACGTTCGGCGCCTGCGTGGCCGCACCAGCACCGTGCGATTCGTCGCCGATCACGGCGGTGGCCTCGGAGATGTTCGGCGCCTGGACCGACGCCGCCGAGCCGGTGACGTCCACCGTGACCACAGCCGACGCCATGTCCTTCTGCTGCGTCGCTGCACCGGACCCGGTAGCCTGCACGCTGCCGGTGGCCGCAGCTGTATCCCGAGCCTGCGTCGAGGCAGCGTTGCCGCTGACCTCCACCCCCGCGCTCGCCGCGCTCGTGTCTGGCTGCTCGCTAGACGCCGCGGTGCCGGTGATCCCGAGCTGCGCCGTGCCGTTGCCCGAGCCCACTGCCTGCGTGCTCGATGCTGTGCCCGAGACTTCCACGGCGCCGGTTGCCGCACCCGTGTTCTTCACCTGCGTGGCGCTACCGGTTCCTGACACGCCTACGGCGCCGGTTGCCGCAGCTGTGTTCTTCGCCTGCGTGGCGCTGCCGGTGCCCGCCACACCGACCGCACCGGTCGCCGCACTGACGTCCTGGGCCTGAGTCACCGAGCCTGTCCCCGCCACGCCTACGGCGCCGGTAGCGCTTGCCGTGTCCTTCGCTTCGGTGGCCGCACCCGAGCCCGAGATCTCGACCGAGCCCGAGGCCGAGCTGACGTTCCGGCCCTGCGTAGCGGCGCCCGTGCCGGTGGAGGTCGTCGTTGTAGAGTTCAGGTACTTGGCCGCGCCCATCCAGACGTTGCCGCTCCCTCCCACGAGCGTCTTGACCACGAGCTTGCACGTGAGCGTTTGCCCCGCCGAGTCCGCGCTGTACGTCAGCGTCGTACTCAGGTATTGCGCAGCCCCATTCCCGGCAGCAGTCGGGTTGTGTTGCAGTGCTGCCGCGCTACCATCAGACAGCGTGAAATCAAGCTGCGAGGCACAGCTATTGCCGCCCCAGTAGATCGTGACGGTGCGCTCGGTGGTGTCAGCGGGCAGAGTGAACTGATAGCCCTGCCCAATCGCTGACGGTGAGACGCTGACGAAGATGCCTTGCTTGAGCGCGGTAGCGGACGCGGTCGGCGTGCCACCCGTCCACGTGTAGCCATACCCGAAGGCAAAGCCACCCCAGGTCTTCGTGCCGGGACCGAGGAGCGTGGGCAGGCCGATGGTCGACCCGCCCCCTGACTTCCGGTTCGGCGTGGTTGCTGACTGCGGGAACTGAATCCAGTCCGTCTGCGCGGGCGACGAGAGGTTGAATGTCTCCGTGCCCGCGAGGATGGTAGTGGAGCCGGAGAGGCTACCCATGCGTGCCCCCGATCAGAACATCAGTTGCCGTTAGCCAGCGTGAAGCTCGTCACCTTGACCACCTGATTAGTCGCGATGTTCGGGTTGTCGATGTTCAGGTCGCAGCCGCTGATACCAACCGTGCCGTCCACGTGCGCGACGCCGCCCGAGGTCTTCAAGCGATACCACGTTGCGTTCGTGCCCGCGCCCGCGCCTGCGGTGCCGGTGCCGTTCGCGATGCTGTTGAGCGTGACCACGCCGTTCGCGGAACCCGGTGCAAACGTCGCGCTACACGCGTGCGTGGATAGCAACACTTGCGACGTAATTGCGGTGGAGGGACCTCCAGCGGGCTTCGTGCCGCTGTAGAGTTCCAGCACCGCGTTCGAGCCGAGCACGGTCGTGATCGCGTCTTGCTGAGCGTTCTTCAGCGGGACGCTGTACTTGAGATCGCTTGCCATGATGAGTCCTGTTCGGTGGAGGCCTTACTTCTTCGACGTTTTCTTCGCGTCGGGGGCGGGGGCAGCTTCGGGTTCTTGCGCGGCCGTCTCAGCTTCAGCTTCGCGCTCCCGAGCCACGTCTTCTTGAGCCACGACGTCCAGGCCGTAGATCGCGAGGAACGACTGGATCGCGAGATCCATGTCGCCGTCCGAGTCCTTCCAGTGCTTCACGAATTGCGCGTCGGTCGCCGAGCTGTTCACTTCAGCGACGATCTTCACTTGCTCAATCGCGAGGCGCGCGGTGATGAACATCGTCTTTTCGATGACAGCGGGGCGGTGCGCCGGGATGAGGTCGCCGCTGAAGGCGTCCAGCAACTGGAAGGCGCCAGTGGTGTGTGCAATGACTTTCATGTGTGGTGGAGTCCGTAGGCGTGAAAAAAGGCCCACCCGTGAGGGCGGGCCTTTCCTTCAACCCTTCAACCCGGAAGCTATTAGGCTGCGGTGTCGAGGATCTGACGGGTGTCGCCGAACGCGAGCTTGTAGCCCGTGTTTTCGGTGCGCACGTACGTGATCGACTGGTTGATGATCGAACGCTCGTTTTCCGAGATGTTCGAACCTGCTTCAACCAGCTCTTCCAGCGTTTCACCCTTCGTGAAGCCGATCAGCTGGCCTTCCGGCACCGAGCTGGACAGCGCGAAGTTCACCGACTTGTTCAGAATCGGCAGGCTGGTGTTCACTTGCGGCGCACCGTGCGCGACCATCTTCTCGATGTCCGTGGCCGTGCCCAGGTTCAGCACCGGCTGGAACATGAACAAGATTTCAATGAACATGTCGTAGTTGCCGAGCAGCGTGTCGATCGGGTAGCCCGCCTTCGCGCGAGCGAGCAACCACTTGGCGAGCGCCTTGTAGTTGGTCGCGAACGGCTTGGCTGCGTCGCCGCCGAACGCGGTCAGGTTGACCACCGGAGCTGCGGGGTTCACGCCGTCGCCGTTGATCAGGATGCTCGTGGCAGCGCGCACCTTCGAGATCTCCAGCTCGCGACCGACACGCGACGCGAAGGGCGTCATGAGGTCGAGCGAAGCGCGGCGGTTGAACTCGTACGAGGTACGGTAGCCCGAGCCGTGCTTGAAGATACCGACGCTGGACTGCGACGTACGGATCGTGCGAACCGGCACGCGGCCGAATTCAGCCACCGAGTGCGTGGTGCGCTCGGCGCTGTCGTCGTCGACGAACGTCGAGATCATCTCGGTGCCCGTGATCGTGCGCGATTGCGCGAGGATCGGTGCGACCGATTCCAGCTGGTCTTGACGATTGCGCCAGCGCAGCACGTCGTCCATCACTTCCGGGAACATGGCACGCGTGCCAGGATACGTCTGGAACGTTTCCGAGGCGGCTTGCAGCAGCACGCCTTGTTCGAGGTCCTGGCGAACCGGCAGGTTGAGGAACGACAGCGCGGCTTCGTAGCCGTTCAGGCCTTCGTAGCGTGCCGGTTCCGACGCCTTGCGCGGGTCGATCGCGAGCGTGAGGTAGTCACGCAGGTTGAGGCCGGAATCCGCCGCGAGGCGAACCAGCTTTTGACCGGCCATGATGGAGCGACCTTGGTCGCTCGCATCGTCCGGCCGCAGATTGCTCAGCACCACTTCCGGTGCTTCGCGCTTGATGTCGATCAAATCGGGCATGTTTCGATCCGTGTGGTTTTGGTTGAACCCGCTGGGAACCCCGGTGGTGGTCGGGGCACCCAGCTTCTTCTTTCATCCGGCTCCGGTGGTGGACGGAGCCGACCGCGCTTAGGCCTTGATCGCGACCGCGTTGCCGTTCGCCAGCACTTGAACGACCACGAGGTTCGTCACAACACCAGCGCCCGCCTTCTTGAGCGATCCGAGGACCGTCGAGCCGAGGACGCTGTCGCCGGGGACGAGCGTTTCGCCGGCCTTGACCGGGTAGTCGAGACCACCCTGAATCGAGACCGTGCCGATGTTGATGCCTTCCTGCACGCGGATTTCAACCACTTCCAGACGGCCGATGACCCGATCGCCGTCGCCAGCCAGCTTCACCGTGTTCGCTGCACTCGCATCGAGAGCTACAGCCTTGCCTTCGTCGGCTTTGGTGATTCCGGTGGCGAGCAGGAACGGGTATTGGAAGTCGTCGTGGTACAGGCCACGAAGCGAGACGCCATTACCAATTACGTTTGCCATTCTTTCCTCTCGGTTTGCGAGTGATTAGCGTGCGCGCGGCGCAGCCTTGAACGCCGAAGCGGCCGGGGCTTGTCCGAGCTTCACGTTGCCAGCGCCCGCACCTTCGGCACGGCCACCGTTTCCGGCACCGGCTTGCAGCGTGGCGACTTGCGCTTTTGCCGTCGCGAGTTCAGCTTCAGCAGCTGCGAGCGCGGTTTCGGCGGTTTCTTTTGCGGTCATCAGGGCGACGACTTGACCTTCGACTTCGGCCAGCTTGGTGGAGACGTCGCTGGCCTTCAGGGTGGCGATCTCGGCATCCTTCGTTTCGACAGCTGCCTTGAGCGTTGCGAGTTCGGCATCCTTCGCGGCCAGCGTGATCGTGTAGACCTTCGCATCGGCCTTCAAGTCCGACATCTGCGTCATCAGTTCCAGCGTTTCCTTATCCATCTTCGGACTCCGAGGTTTGTCTGTGGTGGTGGCAATCAACATCTTCTGCTCGGGTGCAACGCCCGAAGCTGCCAAGCGGTCGTACTGCTCTTGTCCGAGCCGCTGCTTCGCGCGGCCCAGGATCTTTGCGTTGTTCGCGGCGCCCTTGGACACGAGCGACGTTTCGGTCCAGCGGTCCAGGCCTTCGAGCTTCAGGTGCACACCATCCGTGCCGAGCACGTGGCCGTTCGCGCACGTGCGGTCGTAGAAGTTGTCGAACGTCGCCTCGGCGCTCATGTAGTCCCAGCCGCACTGCGAGCAGTTCATGTGCTGCGCGACGACACCAACGCTGACCTCGTCAATGATCCCTTGCTCCAGCTTCGGCGTGTTCTCGTCGCTCTTCGGCAGGTAGAAGAGGGAGATCAGCTCGCTCGACGCATCCGCGAGCGTGGAGGGCATGACCTGCGCGTGGAAGAAGCGGCCGATCGGCAGCTCGTCTCCCGCTGGGTGCAGCGTCTGTAGCGGAACGAAACCGCCGCCGTTCAGGTAGGTCGCCATCTGGCTGAGCGTGCTCACGCTCACCTGACCCTTGTCGAAAATCGATCCCGGCTTCGAGAGCGGGCGAGTGTTCAGCACCGAGGCCTCGAAGACCGCGATCGACTGGAGGTCGACCGACTCACCGCCGTTGTTCTGGGCGATGAGGGCTTGGATCCTCGGTGTGATGACTACGCTCTTCGGCATGACGTTGGTGCGTTTGCGACCGACCGGTTTAAGTAGCCCGTATTATTTCGATGGGCTTAACGAGAGTCAAAGAGTTTTTAAGGCTTCACGCCATTGCTTCGTGCGGACTTCGAACCACTCGGTGCAAGCGAGCGGCCCATCGGGTCGGAATTGGGTGTGACCTTCTTCGCGTTGGACGACGGATCGCTCTTGCTCGTCTTGCTGTTCGAGTTGTTCTGGTCACCCGCCGCAGCTGCCGCGGCCTGCATGTCCAGCTCGGCCTGAGCCTGCACGTTGGTCCCCGGCATGAAGTTCGTGCCGGTGAGGATAGGTGCACTGTCCGGACGCAGGCGTCCGTACATCTCAAGGTGGTACTCGTCGTCGTCGATGATGCCAAGCGACAAGTCAGCCTTCAGGCGCGCTTGACGCATCGTGAGCATCGGTTCGAGTTCGGTCATCGGGCGCAGCTCGACCGGCCGGAACTTGACGCTCACGGACGACTGCGAGCCTTGCAGGCGAATGGCCAGCGTCAGCATGTCGGAGAAGAGGTCAGCGATCGGCTGGTTCAGCTCTTCCGCGATCATCGAGAAGATGCGCGCCTCGACTGAGGCTGTGTTCACGCCCGCATTGCCTCGACCGATGATCGTGCCCATGATCCGCAGACCCGCTTGGTTCTGCGAGTTGAGCGTGTCGATGATCTTCGAAATGTCCAGTGCCATGCCTGGATTCTTTTCGTTCGTCATCTTCACTTCGGCGGCATCCGTGTGCACGAACGCTTGATCCGGGCGAATGTTGGAAACAGACGCGCTGATGTTGGCGAGAACCTGCTGCACGTACTCTTGAAGCTTCGCCTGATCCGTCTTGATCTCAAGCGGAGCGTTACGAGTCACGACTTCCTCGACTACAACGATCTCCATACGGGGATAACCCGTCAGCTGCATGATGCGATACAGGTCGTTGATGACTTGTTGTCGCGCGGCGATGGTGTTGATCGTCGAGACGAACGGCGAGTACGTGTAAAGGTTGGTTGGATCGCGACGGAAGAACTTGACGAAGAACGTCGGGATGCTCAAGTCGACTTCGTTGCCATCGGTCGTCTTCTGGATCGGCTTGAAGACACCGGGCTGGGTCTGCTTCCAGTTCAGCGTCACCGGGTCGATCATCCGGAACTCCTGTGGAGCGAAGTCCTTGGAGAGCACCATCTCGACCGGCAGCGTACCGCTCGCGAGTAGCATGTAGCGGAAGTTCTCGGCCAGCTCCTTGAACGACGGACGCAGGTCGAAGCCCTTCGAGTAGTCGAAGCGCGTGTCGTAGGCCTCCATCGCCGCGTTCAGGAGCTTGTGCCCCTCGCGGTCGATCATGCCGTTCACGTCACGCACGACCGGCACCATATCGGTGTTGGCCACCGTCAGGTACGCGTTGACCGCAGCCGACATGTCCGGGTCCTGCACAAACAGCTGTTTGATCAGCGCGCGCGAGTCGTTGGCCGTCCGCGTCGCGAAGATGTCGGTCAGGTGCTCACGATAGGTTGGGAGCGTGAGGATCTGCTCGGGCGCGGCCGGGTTGAATGTCCCCGGCATCGACTTGCCCTTACCGGCGCCCTTCGTGCGTGGCAGGATGATGGCAAGCGCCGACCCGATGGCCCCGCCGATGCCCTTAGAAGTGGAAGATGCTGCTTTGGGAGTGGCCATAGAGCTTTCTTAGGTTGTTGTCACCGGGTTTAACCTGCTGCACCAGTCCTGGCGTCCGGTTGATGCCCATGTCAGCACCCGCAATGGCAATGACACTGCGCACTTCGGTGCTCATCAGGATGGAGGCGTTGGTCGTGTGCAGCTTGACCGCGCTCAGCATGAAGCCCATCGCGTGGAAGTAGTGGTCGTTGCCGTTCAACTTCTTCCACTCCGCTTCCTTCTCGGGCTCCTCGTTACGGACCATGTCCTTCAGGTGCTCAGCGATCACGGACTTCTGCGTGCCGTAGCCCGAGAACTTGATCCGGCGCAGACGCACCGCTCGCGCGACCTCGTCGAGCAACATCGTCCGGTTCGACTGCATGTAGAGGATGTCGCCAGCCGGGTCCTTGATGAGATTGATTTCCTTCGCGCCCCGGTACTCGTTCGGCAGCACGCGCCGGTACGTGACGTCACGCGCGGCCTCAGAGGTCGGCGTGTACGGGTGGCGGTCACAGGAGCCGCCTACGACCCGGTATTCGTCGCAGATCCGCACCAGCTCGGTGAGCAGCTGGCCGACCGGCACCGCGATGAACTCGCGCACGTGCATCGAGCTGACGTCGTAGCCCTGGCCGACCACGATGTGGCAGGTCTGGCCCATGTCAACGCCGATCCACGCGGGCAGGCCGATGAGCGGGGGCTGCTTGAGCACGTTCTCGGTGAAGCACGCGTTGATGTCTGCGTCCGACAGGCGCTGGTCGCCGCCTGTGTGCGGGCGACCGAGCACGGTGTTGTACCAGCCTCGGATGAAGTCCTTGCGCTTGTACTTGAACAGCTCGGTGATAACGTACTTCGGACCCAGCCGTTCGGTCGAGAAGGGGAGGACCTGATAGCCGCGCGCGTGCTTGCGGTTCGGGAACTTCGCGACCCACTCACGCCGCTCGTGGTCGCCGAGGTCCAGCAGCCCGCCGCAGTGCTCGCAGTTGACCGTCGCGAGGTCGAGGTCGATACGGCCTGAGTCAATCATCGACTGGTCGATCTCCTCGAATTCGAGGTCACCGAGGCCGGGGAGCTGCACGAACGTCTTGTTGAAGTCGGGCAGCTGCCAGTGGTTGCAGTGCGGGCACTTCAGCAGGTACTGGTGCTGATCGCTCACCCTGAACGTCTGGTCGATGCCAAAGTCCTCGAACGTCGGGGTCGAGAAGCGGTGTGCGATCCGGTAGTCGGAGCCCTGCAAGCGCGAGCCGAAGAGCGCGAGGATCGCCTGATCGGTCAAGTCCACTTCGTCGTTGACGACCATGTCAGCTGAGATCGAGGTCGCAGCGCCTTCGCCCGCCGCAGTCACGTAGAGGAAGCTCTTGCCGACCTGGATCATCTCCTTCGTGCGGGTGGGCTTGCCACTGCCGATGGACTCCAAGTTGAAGACCTTCTCCTCGTCGACGATCGGGCGGATCCGGCCTGCTGCGATCCGCAGCATCATGTTCTCGTCGGGCAGCGTGTAGATCACCGACACACCACGATTGCGGGCGATGAAGGCCAGCACCTTGCGGATCTGAAGCTCGGTCAGCCCGACCTGAGACGGCTTGATCACGTCCATGTTCGGGTGCATGTCGTCCGCGATCTGCTTCTGGAACGGGTAGCGCTTGAAGCTGAAGGGCCGGTCGGCAAGGTGCGTGTTCGCGCACATCCAGTCCCCATAGGTCATCGCCGCTCGGTCAGTAGACCAGCGACTTGCAGCGCGATCGAGGAGTGATTGGAGGTACGGGTTGCTCATTGAGGCGGGCCTTGGAACAGGCGCTATTCTCAATGAGGCGTCCCTGCAACACAAAGGAAAACTGAATTCCTACACGACTAGACGATAGTTTCGGGGATTTATCTGATAGTTGCGCTGATTTTTGTTTTTATGTTTTCCAACCCGCGCTATCTTTGCACTCCTCGACGGAGGAACCAATGAGCGACTACCACTACCCCGAGCTGACTGAGCATGCCCAGTGGGCTTTCAAGACTGTCGTCACGCTGGCCCGTGAAAACAGCGACTACCTTAAGAGTCCGGATTGTCCTTACGACGATGCGCTCAAGAAGTTGATCCAGGACTCGATCTGGATGAGGCTGGACACGAGTGAGGATACGGAGGGGGGAGAGAAGTCAATTCCGATTTCAGAGGATGAGATCGATAGCACGCTGGCTGAAGACCTGTACGCGGTGTTTCAAGAGTTGAAGAACTACGGTAAGACCATCGGGAAGTCTGATCAAGCGGAGAAAATGGCGTACTTCCGCACCGCGACCAGTCTTCTAGAACGACTTGTGACAGCTCGTGAGCGGGCGATGGGGGTCAAGCAGGTCAAGGACTTTCAAGACACCGTGCTCACAGTAATGGAGGACACGCTGAGCCCCGCCCAGCGTACCGAGGTTATGGATCGACTTAGGGGCGCTCTGGCCCGTCAACTAGCTCTTGACGATAGCGCACCTATCACCACCACAGAAGAGTCAACATGAGACCAGAACGTCAACCTATTTTCGCACAGACAGCGCCACGCTACTACGCAGCGGGCCTGCCTGTCATCCCGCTTTTTCCCTTGGAAAAGCGTCCCATCCCGAACGACTGGTCGCGCTATTTCGATCATCCGGTCGAGCCCGAGCAACAGATCCAGTGGATCGAGTCGTGCCGCGACGGCAACATCGGCATCGTGCTCGGGCCGCAGTCAGGCATCTGCATGATCGACATCGACACGGAGGATGTCCGGCTGATCAACCTGATCGAGCAGATCCTGCCGCCGTCACCCTGGAAGCGCGTTGGCAAGAAGGGCTTCATGCTCGCCTACCGCTACTCGGGCCTGAAGACCTTCCGGATCAAGAATACCAGCGGTGAGACGATCTGCGAAATGCTGTCGGCACGTACGCAATCGGTGCTGCCGCCGTCGATCCACCCGGATACGCAGATGCCGTATCTGGCCAACTGCGAGCTGGTCGATGTTCACCGTAACCTCGTGCCGCTCGACGAGAACATCGAGGCGATCTTGCGCGCAGCGCTCACCAGCGCGGGGGTCGAGCTGTCGCACAGCGGTTGGACGCGGGTGGTGGACTACGCCTCGGCGGGCTCGCGCGACACGTCGCTGACCGAGCGGGCAGGACTCTTCGCCTACGCGGTGATGCGCGGTGACCGGTCGGTCAAGGAGGCGATCGGCATGCTTCAGGCCTATGCCGCGGACTTCGTCGAGAACGTCGCGGGGGACCCGATCGATGTCGACAAGCACGTGCGCAACATGCTGAAGTTCCTGCACCGGGACGTATTCGAGAAGCAGAAGGTGCTGCCGACCGGGTGGGACGAGGGGCTGACTAATGATGAGAAGGTCGCGTACGGTCTTGAGTTTTCGAAGGAGCAGGAAGAGTCCACGTTCGAGGACTTGAAGCAGTTCCTGATCGATGAGTTCGAGCGGTTTCCGAAGGAGAGCCCGCAGCGCGCGGCATCGATCGACAAGGCGTTGCAGAAGCTGGCCACCACGTCGAGCCTGAACAAGCTCGAAGAGGACCGCCTGCTTGAGTTCATCGGGCTCGCGGGGGGTATGGGGGTGCGGGTGTCGACGCTCAAGGCGCGCGTCAAAGAGCTGCGCATGGGCGACATCAAGGGCCAGGACCAGTCGGAGGTCGCGCGGGCGGTGATCAAGGACCTGGAGCAGCTGTATGCCATCCGCTCACACAACGGCTTCGTCTGGAAGTGGGCGGGGTCGAACTGGGAGAAGGTCGAGGACCAGTATGTCCTGTCGAGGATCAGCGCGGACTATGGCCATCTGGCTGCGTGCAAGAAGTTCAACGACCTCAAGGGCGTTTATAGCGTCATGAAGATGCTGATGACCCAAGGCATCAAGACGCTCGACGTGAAGGGCGTGAACTTCGCCAATGGGTTCCTGACCGAAGAGCTGAAGTTGCTGCCTCACGACCCCGGCTACGGCATGACGTACACGCTGCCGTTCCGGTATATGCCCGAGTTAGCGGGCAAATCGACGCTGTTTTTCGAGTTTTTGCGCAAGAGCTGGGGTGAGGACGAGGACTGTGAAGCCAAGATCATGGCGCTTCAGGAAGCCCTCGCGGTGACGCTTTTCGGGCTTGGGCCGAGGTATCAACGGGCGATTTTGCTGCAAGGCGCCCCGAAATCCGGGAAAAGCCAGCTGTTGCGGGTGGCTCAGGCGCTGGTGCCGGACTCAGCTCGGGCTGCGACGCCCCCTAATGAGTGGAGCGACAAGTTCCTGCCGACGCAGATGTTCGAGAAGATCATCAACGTGGCCGGTGAGCTGTCGGAAAAGAAGCTGGTTGATGGCCAGCGGTTCAAGGACATCATCGACGGCGCGGAGATGAGCGGGCAGCTGAAGGGTGGCCAGATCTTCCGGTTCAGTCCCGTCTGCACGCACTGGTTCGCGAGCAACCACTACCCGAAGACGGAGGACACGTCGGAGGGCTTCAACCGGCGATGGCTGGTGCTCCAGTTCAACCGGCCGGTGAAGGCATCGGAGCGGCGGCTTGACCTGGGCGACACGATCGTGGTCGAGGAACGCGAGGCAATCGTCGCTTGGGCGGTGCAATCGATGCTGCGGCTGCGGGTAAATAATGAGTACACGCTCCCCGAGTCCCATACCCAGACGATGCGTGAAGTCGCGAATTTGAATAACAGCGTACGTTTTTTTCTCATGGAGAGTGGCAAGGTGCGGATCGCCCCTCTCCAAAGTCAGTCATCCGCTGGGTCCAAGACTTCGACCCCCACCTGCGTTCCGGAGCTGAAACTTTATCAAGCATATTGGTCCTTCTGCGTCGGACCGGGCAGTGCCAAGCCTGTTGGATCGACTCAGTTCAGAGCAAAGATGAGGGAGCTGGCTACCGAGTTCGGATTCAAGCTTTTAATCAGAGGCACGGAGATGGGGGGCCAGGAGGTCAACTACGAAAATCTCACACTTGTGGGCGTGACGGGGTCGTCGAGTACCCCAATAGCCCCTTCTGGCGAGAAGCTGAGCACCGTCTAGCGCTACAAATCTTCAACAAAGAGAACGATTACTAACTCTAAAAAGGAAAACCCCTACGATAGCTGGTCGTAGGGGTTTCAGGCACTGCTGGATCGAAACATCCCCATGTCTGGGGTCGATGATTGAGCTGGCCACCCAATCATCTAGTACAGGAGACTCATGGAGCCTCGCTGCGCTTCACTCACCACCACAGATCGCGAAGCAATGAACGAAATATACAGACTCAACTGTCACTGTGCAACTCTCAAGATTGTCAAATTTGTTAATTTGTCTGCAAACCAACACTTGAGCCTCCCAAAAAAGGTTGGGAGACAGTCTAGAAGTTGCTTCAAGTTCCTCCGATCATTCCAATCTGCCCCCAGACTCTTACTTAAGTACCTGGGCCAATAGTTCCTCGGTGGGAATTCCACGGTTAAGCGGGCTATGCAGTACATGTTTGGCTCGTAGGTAGACCATGTGGGCCTCCTCGGGGGTCTTAAAAGTTCCCAGGTGGTACATCTTTCCCCTAAAAATCTGAGCCTTATAGCTTCCTGTCGGACTTTTGACGACCCCGGACCAAGTGCCAGTCTCGGGACTCGACTCGGTTTGTAACTCGTTGTAACTGTCTGAGGCGTTGGTCATCTCAACCAGATTCTCAATGTGGTTATTTCGCCGGTTGTCGTCCCTGTGTCTTAGGGCATGAGGCGACCAATAGCCCCTGCACAGTGCCCAGACCATGTGGTGCTCAGAGATCGTGAGGCCCCTGAACGTCAGTTTCATGGTGTTGGTGGGGGGGTGGTAGTTCGCGGCCTTCTGACCGGCCACCTTCAGCCCCCTGGCGGGGTTCTTGATGCGGATCACGCAGCCTTCGACCGGGTCGTAGGCGAACCATTCTCGGGCCAGCTCCACGGTCAGCTGGTTACGGGTGAAGGGTGGTTTTTTCATGGTCTGGCTCGGGTAGGTAGGTGACAGCCCAGACTATAACATACCCTAGTTCGAAAATCTCAAAAATTCACAGCAACCTCCCGCCCATGCTCGCCAAAATCAGTAAAAATGACGGTAAAAAGTGTGGTATCCTGTATCTAATCTAATGAAAGGAGGGTTGCAGGGTCCCCGCGCAACGGGGGCGGAGGGCAAAGGGGGGCGCTCGCCTACGCGTTACGCGTCTGGGCTTCGGGAGAGATGCGTCCACGCTTTGCGCTCTGAGGGCTAGGCGATAAGTGCGACAGTCGCACTTATTACGCAAACGGGATTAAGTGCGACAGTCGCACTAATCAGTCAAATCGGCGCAATAGGGCGCCAATCGGAAAAAAGGGGTTTTATCATGGCGGTTATCTCGATTGAAGATGCAACGGTTATTGGTGCCAATGTCGTGAATGGCGAATTGGGCGTTGCGCATGCTTATGCGTCAGTCGTCGCAGGTTTCGCGCGTGTCGGCGGGTATGAGTCGCACGGCTTCGCAAAGTCGCAAATCTCGCGTTTGAAAAGTGCCATTGCGGCCGCGCGTGCAGGTACGCAATGGGACGCGCTCGATTCTGACGCGCGCCAACCGTTGATTGACCGGGCGGAAGCAACGGCAAAGCGCTATGCCGAAAAATCGGCCGCGATCTGTCGCATGGCGAAGGATAAGGGTTTGGACTTGCTGCCGGTGTGCGACGCCAAGACCATCGAAGAGTCGATTGTGTTGGTCAAAGCGTATTTCTCCGACAACGGGATTTACACGCAAGAAACCCTCTTCGCGCACTTTGACTTTGCACAGACCAAGGGTAAGAAACCCGCCACGCCCGCCACGCCCGCCACGCCCGCCGGTACCGCGCTGGGTGCCGATGGTCAACCGGTTAGCGTCCCGACGTCGGACGACACGCCCGCCCCGGATGCACCCAAGGTGGACGCCACGCCCGCCCCGGATGCGCCCAAGGTGGACGCCACGCCTAACGCCGAAGTCATGACCGGCGCACGTCTGGCGCAAGTCACGATTGCAGCGTTTGAAGCGCTTTCGTTTGACGAAAAGGAAGCGTTTGCCAACGCGTTGCGCAATACGATCATGGCCTATGCGCTGCCCGCACCGGACGCAACGCCCGCCCCGGCTAAGTCCACCCGTAAGAGCAAGGAAAAGGCAACCGCCTAACGCTTATCCCGCGCGCCGCGTGCGGCGCGCTAACCCCCTATTTTGGAGTACTCGCCATGTCCCGTTATTCCCTGTCGTTTGCTGCGCTTATCATCGTTGGCGCTATCGTGAGTCACAATCCCGCGCTGCTCGTTATCGCGCCGCTTTTCGCCGGATTGGAGCGCTTGTTATTCGCCCGTACGTAATCCGCGCGACGCGGATTTAAGCCGACTGGTTAACTCCAGTCGGCTTTAAATGCGCGCCGCTATAAGGGCGCCCCTTTAATCACCGGCTTTATACGCGGTGAATGCGCCTGCGTGTGGGCGTGCGTCTCGCGTCAGCCCATTGCGCGAGCGGCAGCATGTGAAGCGGGAGCGTTATCAATAATCCGCTTTTTGATTAACTTGGGAAAAGTTCGACCGTCGCACTTTCAGGAGACAAGCCAAATGACCAAGCAAGAGCGCGTTGCATTGCTCTATACCAAAGAGCTAGGGTTTCTCGGTAATGCTCGGGCGCCCGGTCACTGGCGCAAAGGTGGCGGCAAAGCCACGCGCGACGAAGATCCGACCTGCTCGGAGTACTCGAAGGCGGTGTCGCACGGGATCGAAGGGGTCTATCAGCATGCCGCCCAGGTGCAGGACGAGCGCCAGCGGCTGGCGGCGCAGCGTCAGGCGCAGATCGCGATGCTGCACCGGGCCGTGGCCCGCGGCGACGTGCGCCCCGAGGAGTTGCCGGACTGGGCGCAGCTCGACGCTCCCGCTCCCGCGCCCGTTACCTACAGCACGCATGTGGAGCGGCGGCTGACGCAGAAGCGGCAGAAGGGTGTGGTAGCGGACCAACAGGCGCAGGAGCGGGCGCGCAGTGCGCTGGTGCAGTTGGCGGATAAGTGGGGTGCCCGACTGAAAGGGTCCGTATGGAGTGTGTAGTGTATCGGTGGTCGTTATGTAAAGTGCACGGGGGTGCGTTTCGGTGCGTTTTGTAGGACAGCTCCGTCGCGTGTGGTTAGAATTGGTGGGAGTTGGTGCGCTTGCGCACAGAGTGGGGGGGGAATGTGGGCGGTGGAGGGGGCGCGGGGGCGGTTACGCATGGAGAGATGCGTTACGAAAAGCGGAATTTGGTACGAGGCGTAACCGCAGGCTGACTTTTAGTTGCGTTTTGTTCGTCTGAT